GTAATATGTCAAGTTAACTGGTAGTGAAGCTATGTCTCCACTAGTAGTGTTATAACCATAGTTGTAGTAATATGTCAAGTTAACTGGTAGTGAACCTATGTCTCCACTAGTAGTGTTAGAACCAGTGTTGTAGTAATATGTCAAGTTAACTGGTAGTGAACCTATATCGTGTGATATATTACTCCCTGTTGTAGCATTATAAACCTTTGTCAAAGTTCCAACAAACACAATAGGTTCATTATTAGCAGAAAAAGTATGAGTTAAAACTACATCTGTACCACTATAAACGTCACTTTCTCCATCTCCCCAATAACAAGTTCCAACTCCGCTAACTGTTATTGAAATAGTTTCTACTCCTGTATATTTAATAATGAATACTGCTTCTGTTGCTCCTTGTCCTGCTATCTCTGTTGAGGTAAGGTTTCTATTGAATGCTATATATTTACTTGTCGTATTACCAAAATGAGTTGTAGTAGGTGAATAAACATAATTTTGAATGTAGTTATTCCATTGAAGTGCTAGTATATCAGTAGGTGTTGTAGCTAAGGTAACAACATCCCCCACCCTAGTCACCGTACCAGCACTAGTCCCATTCCATATAGGTGTTGTTGGGTAACTGCCTTGTTCTAGTTGGGGAAAGAATACTAACACCTCATCCCCACTTGTTGCCAGTTTCAATCCTATTTGTTCTGTACCTACAGAAGCCGCCGTAACATCATACCTATAATATCCATCCGTTAATGATTCGCTATTAAGTGTTGATATATCAGTATATGTACCAGTTACGTCTGCTAAAGATATAGTTCCTGTACCTGTTACCCTTTTAACAATTAATGAATTAGTATAAGTAGCTGTTCCACCACTTGTTAATGCAGTAGCCATTTTAATCTCAGCATCTGCCGCCGTTGCTACCAACTTCCACGCTTTACGCCAAAGTTGTGTACTATCTGATGGGTCTAGCATTGGGGCTTCGTAGGGTTGTACTTCTTTGACTGAGATGTTGTCTATTGTTCCAGTCGTTCCACTAGCAGCTTCAATATAAATAGTTCCACTAACATTAGGAGTAACGTAATAGGAATAAGAGCCAGTAGTTAACCCTGCAACTATTTGTTGTGAGCCATTGACCCATAAATCTATGCTCCCACTTGATATATTAATATCAAAAGTTGTTATATATGATTTTCCCAATACATACACACTTTGTCTAACTGCTCCGCTGTTACTTGTAATAGCCACATTATTAGTTCCATATACCCAACCTCCAGTTAATGTCCAGCTACCATCTACTGTTGGATCTGTTATAAAATCCCCATTAACAATTAACTCTTCACCCGCAGTACTAGGATCACCCTGAATACTAGCCCCAGTCTTAGTCCAATAAGCATTACTAAGATCATCTGGGTACTCGTTTAACCTTGTCCTAGCAGGTTGGGTTAAAAGGTTTGGAAGTCCATCCGAAAAGTTTATAACTGGAACATCTTCAGCATAAGAAACTAAATATCCCTCGTCTCCAACTCCTGTTGACCATGATGCTCTAGCAACTGTGAAGTCACCTGTTCCGTCTGATGGGAGATGACTATACAACACACCTTCTCTATCAGCAGCCGGAACCATCATTAGTGTAGGAGGCCATAAGCCATTCTTTTGTAGTTTATCTATTATAGGTGGTGCTATGTTAGGAAAAATAGCTCCATTATCTTGTAGTACTCTCTCGTGAAAGATTCCTGCTTTTATTCCTCCGAAGTCTGGACTAGGTATTGGCATAGTTGTATATTTTATAAAGTGTTAGTTATAGATAACCATTCTCCTACTGGTATAACATATGGACTAGCAGGGGAACTATTGATAGTTTCTACTCCATCTTTATCTGTTAATGTAATGCTCGCTATTTCAGCAGGTAATGTTGTTTGTATAGTTTCAGTTGTTACTTTTAATACTGGCTTACCAGTACTATAATCTATCACAGCTGTATTTACTGGAACATCTTCACTTATCCCTCTATTATTAATTCTAGTTAGAATAGTAGATCTAGTAACTGTAAAGTCTGCTGTACCATCTGTAGGATACAATGAGTAAAGTTTACCATCCTTACCTCCAGTACAATTCATCGAAAGTATTGGTGTATGTAGTCCTTTTCTGTAATTAGTGTCTAGTGTATGTGCAGCACTATTAGGAGTAAATTCTCCATTATCGTCTATGATCCTTGCTCTATGGTCACTTACTATTCCGTCTCCGTAATTTATTGGTGTATTAGCCATTGTATTTCTTTTTATGCGTTTTGGTAATTACTTATTCCTGTAAGTGATTTAACTAAGAATCTAATATCGTAATAGTCTCCTCCTGTAATATTAAATAGTAAAGTAGTTCCATCATATGTTGCAGATAAGATAACCCCACTAGTGTCACCTATATCGCTTGTAGAGGTATCTGAGTAAGTTACTCCTGTATTCCCACTATCATTCTTGTAAGCATTAATCATGAATATTCCTGTCCTTGAAGTATAACTTGATTTAAGAGAGTACTCAATGAACATTCCATCCCCTGCAATACTACTTAGATCAATATCATAGTCAGCACTATCTATATTCTCATAGAAACACTCAAAGTGAACATCTTTAATATCTACTGTTCCTACTATATTAAGAGTACTTGCATCCCAAGTTAAGTTGTTATCACTTGTAACACTATTACCTGTACCAAATACTAACTCATTTAGAGGTATCTCTAGCACACTTGCTAAAGCATAATCTTCATGGTGATGTCCAAATGATTCTATTATTACTGTATCATCACTTAATGTAAACTCTACAGCACTAATGTTAGAAGCATCTACTTTATCCAAGTTCACATTAGCTGCTGCTGTATTAGTAAAAGTTAGTGTATCAGTAGTATATGCTATATCAATACCAACCCCTCCTACGAAGTTTACTTTAGCATCTTTTATAACTGCAACTCTTAGATCATCATCACTATATAGATCCCAACTTACATAATTATCAAGAGTAGGAATATCTATTAGATCACTATATGTACCAGTCTTTGAAATCTTATGTAGGTTAATATCACTACTAAAAGATTCTCCTGTTGAAGTACCTAAAGCAGTTGATGAGGTAGTAACTAGTGACCCTAGTGTAGCAGCTATAGTAATAATTTGAGTTCTACTATCTACTGTATGGTCTAGAGTAATATTATCACCAGATACAAACATCACAGCATCTCCAGAGTTAATAGTTCCTGGAGTAAGGCTATCAATAGAAACTTTCCAGTATCCATAATTATCATAACTATGAGTATGCGAAAAATCTCCACTAACAGTACTAGAATCACTAAGAGTAAATACTACAGAAGCTAAAGTACTTGCATCGACACTAGATAAAAAAGTATCTGTAAGAACTCCTGTAATTTCATGAGTATGACTTGTTGAGGTTAGTGCATTTGTTGTGCTTGCAGTTAATGTACTAGGTGTTCCTAAAGTAAAAGTTATAGGTTCATCACTAGCTTGATTAGTTGTAAAATCACCTCCTGTAATAAGTCCATCTCCTGCTGTAAGAGTTATAGTAGCATCGTTTGCATCTACTATTCCTAATTCAGTTATAAGATTAGCTTTGGTCATCCACTTACTACTTTTACCAAAAGTACTAGTACCAGAGCTAACTAATACATAAGTTATCTCGCTAGTAACTTCTCCTGTTCCAAGATATAGATTAGCCGAATCCATTTCTATACCACCAACTGATGTAGCACTAGGCCTTATATAAATCTCATTGCTAAGTCCTAGGGTAATATAGTTATTTGCAAATCCTTGTATAGTAGTTGAATCTATATCTAAGGATGAGCCTGCTAAGGGGTTAGCTATATTAATTCTACCAGGATATATATGAACACTATCTCCATCAGCATTAATAATATTCACAGTATCACCAAGTGTAGTAGTAGTTAACTCTGTACCTGTCCTTGTCCAATAATTTAATGCTGCTGCAAAGCCAAAGGTAGTAGCTGTCAGAGCAGTTAATACATGTCCAGTAGTAAGTCCACTAACTGTGTGATCAGTGCTAACTAATCCATGTATCTGGTTATGGTGATCATTAGCTGTTTGTCCTGTAGTAGATGCATGAGTATGTACATGAGTATTTAATGAATAATTATCTTCTACCCATCCTTTAAGTGCATAGTTAATATGAACATGATCGAAACTCTCTTCTATAGTAGAACCATCAGTTAATGTAAAAATTACGTTACTAATATTATCGGAATTAACTGACTCCAATTGAATGTTAAAGTCATCAGCTACACTAAAGGTAAGAGTATCAGTAGTGTAAGCTATAGTAACATTACTTCCCCCTACAAAGTTTACTACTCCATCCTTAATAACAGCTTTTCTTAATGTTCCATCACTATGAAGGTTCCAACTTACATAGTTATCATGAGTAGGAAGTCCTATCAAATCGCTATAAGTTCCTGTTTTAGAAATCTTATGCAGTATAATATCAGCAGTAAAAGATTGAGCTGCAGAGGTTGCTTGTGCTGTTGTTGCTGTAGTATCTAAACTACCTATATCTTGCGGGTCAGGTAAAGCTTGAAAAGAGAATCCTGTAGCAGAATCAGCCATTAATACATGGCCTACTGTTAATCCAATAGCTGTATGATCAGAGCCTTCAATATCATGAACTTGGTTATGATGATCATCAGCACTCTGTTCTAGTATCTCTGAATGAGTGTGAACATGACTTAATAAGCTATAATCCTCATGATGGTGTCCAAAGCTCTCTGTAATGATTGTTCCATCTAGTAGTGTAAAAGCTACCCCACTAATATTACTTGCATCAACCTTAGTTAAATAATTAACACCTAATTCAGAAGCTACCTCAGCAGCAGTTCTCTCCTGCAGAACATTGTTAAAATGAGTTATAAAATTACCTGCTAGTACACCCAGTTCTCTAACTGTAAGTGTACCATCAATATCTACATTTGTATAAAACTTACGTTCTGCCATTACTTAGAGTGTAGTATTAGTTGCTATTACGATAAGTTTATAATTAATTCCAGTCCCAAGAGGTTTATTAAAGTTAATAGTTACAGTATTAGCATCTGTTATTATTACCTCAGCTTCAATTAGATGCCCAGTATTATCAAATACTTGTACCTGTACTAATTCAGTATCAAAAGAATGATTTTTAGGATATGATGTAGTGGTAGTATCTCCCGCTATATAAGTCCAATAAATACTAGTCATAGCATGGTACTTATATCCATACTTAAATTTTTCTGGAGTAACTATATTCTCATCACTAGTTAACTCTTCCATATCAGTCTCACTAGCTATCTTGGCAACTCCTAATAATGATTCTGTAGCTTGGTCTCTATTGCTTTCTAATACAAACCAATTACCAGCGGTCTGTCCTGGAACACCTTGCTTAGCATATATAACATCTCCAATATTAACTAATATTCCAGACATAGTTCCAACTGCAGTTATTATCCAATGGTCACCTTTCTCTATAGGATCTCCACTAGGTTCTATTCTTACAGTAGGAAAAGCATTTACTGATGCATTCCAATTACCTTGAAATAAACCTATACCCGTAACTATACTATTAACATACCTATATACTGCCCCCTCTGTAGGAATAGTAGTATTACCGTCAGTTAATGCTGGTCCTTCATCTATTATTGTAACAATTGATACTGCTGCGGGAGTTGCTGTAGCTCCACTAACATTACCAATTAATTTCATATCAGCAATGGTTGCTAATTTACTTAGTGTAACATTGTTGTTAAGTATATTTTCTGTAATTACAGCATCAACAGCTATCTCTCTAGTACTTATACCATCTTCTTTTACTGCTATATCATCACTTGCATTTACTTCTACTGTTACGTCATCTACATTTGCAGTTACGATAACTGTAGTACTTCCACTTACAGAGATACCATCTCCACCTTCTATAATTTGTACTCCCCCGGCATCATCGAAAGCTACCCACCTAGTACCGTCATGGTAATAAGGAGTACCTTCACTTGTAGGAGTAGTGTGCATATATAATTGTCCTATTACTCCAACACTATCATCTAAAAGTACAGCAGAGTTCTGTAGCACAGCTCTTACTAATTGGTTTTGGTTTAAATCTATGTTTACTAAAAAGTCTCTCTTTGCCATTGTTTTATATTTTTAAGTTAACTGTTTTATATATCTATGTTAAATAAGCTTTTCCACTAAAAGCCCCATTAAATTCTACCGTTAAACTATAGTCATCAGTATATGTAATTTTTCCTTCCATAGTAGTATTGTATACTTCATCTTTTACTACCACAGCAGGATAAAATCCTAGGTTATGAGTTATTGTCCATATTGCTGACGGAGTACCTTGAGTATGTGTATAATACATAGTATTTTTTAATAACTCAATTCCAGCTAAACTTCTTATATAAAACTTATTATCAGTAACATTATAAGCTGTCTGCCCAACTAATAGGTCGCTTGAATCATCCCACCCTGTATCTCCTGGAAGTAAACTATTACTTGTAGGTACAGTTGGAATTACCCTTGTTCCAATAAGGATTAAAGGTTGGTAGGATATCCTAACTATGTCGTTTGCCATTATCTAATTGGTATATATTGTTCCAGTGGGGGAAGCCACTAGATAAGCTAGGTTAATAGTTACTTCTGCTAAACCATTATAATTAACCCCATCGATCCCATTCCCCGATATTAAATCCTTTTGAGTTCCTATGAGGATGTAGTTAGTATGGACATGGTCAAAACTAGTTTCAATGGTTGATAGATCATTGAGTGTGAATACTACGTTACTTATGTTATCTGCATTAACCTTTGTAAGGTAGGTATTGGTGTCCGGGTTACCTATTGTAGTATCTATCGTTACATCACCTCCTAGAGTTACTGTGATGGTCCCAGTAACATCCCCCATAAGGGTATAGATAATATCGGGTTTTTCTGTTATGCTACTGAAGGTATGAACATGTCCTTCAAGGCTGTACTCACCATGGTGGTGACCGAAGCTTTCTGTAACTATGGTTCCATCCGATAGGATAAAGTCAACTTCACTAATATTGGATGCATTGACACGGACTAGGTTAGCAATCCCTAAATCACTAATAGTTTCTGGAAGAGTACGGTGTTTAACATAGTCCTCTTCCCATACTAGGTATTTAGATGGAGTTGCGCTAGCGTTAGGTACTACCCCAATATCAAGGGTACCATCTATCTCTACGTCTACACCAAATCTTTTAGGTTCCATATATTTTTATGATAAATAGCCTTTTCCTTTACGGGGGTTATTAAATCCGACCGTTAGTGTGTTTACATCAAGGTACTCGATAAATCCTTCGTACCCCTTGTTATCCGGGTCTACAGTAGTTACATTAGGGTTAAAGCCTAGGTTGTGTTTTATGTACCAGCGAGTGGACGGTAGTACTTGGTAATGTAGGTAGTGACAGCAGCTAGGGCTTCCTCCTGGTGTAGGGGTGTTGGGAGCATTTGAGCCAAGGCCATCATATACTGATAGGACTATGGTGTGAAATTCTAGGTCACAGGTAAGGCCCCGGTTAATTAGTATAAAATCAATCCTATCCCCATACACGTAAGTACTGGGGACAACCAGTTCCCCTTTCACCCCCATCGTTAGAGGCCCCACATAAAAGGGTTCTTCTGCTAGCTGGTTCACTAGAGTGTTCCCATTTTTTAACACCCCTACTTCTAGGGGAGTGTTAACCTTAGTACCCTGCCGAGTGGATCGGTAAACAATGGAATACTTAAAGACTAGGCTAGTGGTAGGCTGCTGTATAAGGAAACGAGAATTAGCTTTATCTGCTACAATATTCTCAGCGTTAGGGGCTCCATTAAAGGGAAGCCTAATAATAACGCCCTGCTTGGCTACCCGAGTTTGTTGGGTATCAAGTGTAAGAGATGCTAAGATTCTTGGTTTATCCATTGGGGTTACGAAGGTAGAGCTCCTCCTCCATCATCCATGGGGATTAAGCTGTTTATTAAAGTGATATCTTTGGTTACCCCATTATATTTGAAAGCCTTTAACTTTGCGTTAACGGGTAGGAAATAGGCTAATACGCTTTGAACTACTTTCCGGGTATCTGTGGTTAAGGTAGTGATGTTTAGGTCCTCTATTAGATTAGTTGGGTCTAGGACATTTATTGTTATACTTACGCAAGGGTAACAATACCCATCATGGTGGACTCCAGCTAGGTCATGCTGGTGGTTATCATCATGGAGATAATAATCAGCTAACTCTTCTGTTATTTCAGCATCGGTCCCCATCACCTTAAAGAAGTTCTCTATGGATAACTTAGTTCCCCGGGTTTTGTTAATCTGAGCTATGTTCTGTAGAAGTTGTGTGTACCAATCCAGGTCCCCGAAGGTATCGGGTGGGCTACCTAGATGTTGGGCAATGTAGGGGATAAACCTTTCAAAGGTGGTTAGTGGAAAGGGCAGTATGGATAGGTTTTTGGCATCTAATAAATACTGCTCGGAGATTTCTTGGAATACGTTTAGGTATCTCTCTAATAACCCTTTCTCACTAACAACATAGGAATCATTAAACTTAAAGTAGTCGGGTAGGTACTTAAAGAAATATTGGTCTAGCCTATTGGAACCCCCCTCTGGGTTCTCTAGTGGGTTATCGGGTATAGCCATTATATTGCAATATAAGTCTGGTCAACAGTTATTTCAAAATCATTAGCCTTTACTACTGGGATAGATAGGTCATCTAAGTTTACGTCCTTACCATAGGGGTATACTACAAAGGTCCAAGTATCATAGGTAACTACTGAACCGGGTAGTGCGTTTATAGTGATGTTTATTAAACCCCCCAGATTGTTGTTGGCTACGGATATCGCAGTCTTATCCACAAAAACTCCCTCTTTGTAAATAAAGAAAGGCTCTGCTGAGTCAGTACCGTCATCATAGTATATAGTCCAACTGGTAGTGGTGGTAGCGGTTATCAGAACCTCTATTCGATAGTCTAGGGGAGCTGCTGGGTTAGAGGGGCGTAAGTAAGGTTGGACGTACATAGAGTGTAGGGTTAAATAATCTACCTCGGGGATATTATCGATAGCTGCTATGATATCGGAAGTACGTATGTCCTGGTTTATTTGGGAAGTGTATGGGTTGTATAATTCTTGTAAGGCGGCTAAGGCCTTAACCTCAATCACAGAAGATAAAGCTCTAAACCTACCAACTATGGTTATTCTACCGCGTACGTTAGTTTCACCTGAGGGTTTAGCTGTAAGTGATATGGTACACATTGATTTATTTAGGACATAAGCAGCAACTTCATCTAGCTTAGCTTGGGGAGGGTTTCCTCCCCCATGAGATACTAGGTACAGTTCAAGTCGAGCCCCACATTCCCACTTGACTCTAGCTGCCCTAATATCTGGATGGAGAATAGCAATATCCCCATAATCCTTTTTGGTTACGGCTCGGTTCAGAGTACGTAGGGCTATGGGTATAGCTCGGCGTACCTCCTCGATACCCTCAATGTTTTTTCCACCTGCTGCGTCGCCCAGGTTAGAGGCCTTAAGGCTATCCACACCGGATGGTAAGGAGATGCTTAAGTTAGTCCCAATGTTTGTAATAGAATCTGATAGGGTGTTTCCACTGGCTCCCAGAGTACTGTAGTAATCAATAAGGATAGTAGAACCTGCAGAAGGTGCATAGCCATGTACTCCATCTCCAAACGAGACATACATCTTAGCGTTAGGTTGTAGTTTAACTACGCAGTGTTTGTCAGTAGCAGATGAGAAACCGAATGATTCTACTAATTCATAGTTCACTGCTCCGACTGTTAAGGCTAGAGAGCTATCCTTATAATCATCGGGCAGTAAATAAGCTTGTGTGACACCTCCAAGGGTCTCTCCCATCGAGTAACCCACTACTGGTATGTACTGAGCGATACCTACTTGGGTAGTTTCGAATCCCTCCCTGAATATTTGGTTGTGGAGTGTAACCCAGGTATTCCCATTCTCGTCCGTTAACTGTAGGTTAGCGGGGATAGTAAAACTACTGGGAGACACCATAGGATCCCCAGCGTCATCTAGGGCAGTGAAGGTCAGGGTGGTGTAGGCGGAAGTCTTAGCCCTACCGTTGTAGTGTACTAGAGAGGCTAGCTTTAATACGGAAGCTAACCTCCTAGCAGTTGGTAAGAATAATTCCCTGGCGGTAATATCTATATAATAGTTAAGTAGTTCACTAACACCTGCGAAGATATCCACGATCACCATGAGAAGATTACTGGGGCTTCGATCAGTTAGCTCGGGTACAGCAGAGGATAGTCCCCTGAGTACGGAGGTTTTTATAGAGGAGTAGCTCCTATCTATGTAATTTATCCAGTTGTTCATATCTCTATAGCGTAATTGAATATCTCTTGGGTTGAATTTTCGATAGCATTTATGTTTAGGGCTACTGAGTCCCCAGCCTCTCCTAATATTAGGTTGATGGAGGTTATAGTGATCCTAGCTTCGTAACGTTCTAGGGCTCTACGAGTGTAAGCCTCTAAAGCTCGAAGTGTAGCAGTAGAACCTTGGGAGCCCAGTAGCTGATGTGTAATGGAACCAAAGGTTCTCATGAAAAATCTTTTGGTGTATGGCCAGGACAAGATTATACGGATAGAAGACTCAATAGAGTCTGCTAGGTAAGGTTGTACTGGAGCCCCACCAGATAATACTATGGGAAAATATAATCCGTAAGTGTTAGCCATTTTTATAAGAAGATTATAACTTGTTATTTAGGGAGTCGAGGAGTAGTTGCTGCTTATTTTATATTTGCATATACTAATAGTACTACCAGAATGCTTGCAGCGATATATGGGGCTTTATCTAATGCACTAAAGTTGTATAACTAATAGATTACTTGTATTAGTTATACTTAAGAGTACTTGGTTAAGAATTTATCAAGGGATTGTTTCCACTGGACTAGCCCGGGGTCTGCTGAAGTGGCCCCAATGGGAGTAGTCTGAGCTGCTGTTGCTACAATGGTACTCCATGTAGTGATATGGAGGTGTAAAGATTCTAGGATATCCTTTAATTCTTCTGCTATAGTGAAGTGCTGTAGGGAATCCTTACCAGCAGTTATCCCGTCAGCATCTAGGAGTACTTTAACACCCCCCGAGTGTTCTATGGATATATCTTCTGAATCATCTGAAATAGTAATCTTAGAACCTGCAGGGGTTTCTAGGTGGATATTCCCTAGAGTGTCATCTAGTAGTACCTTTATACCTCCCGGGGTTTTTATACCCCTAACTTTCGGGTCATCAAATTCTTCAGGTTTTTCTTCTACTGCGTAAAAGGACTTGGCCCAGATTGGAAAAGAAGGATGGCCATGCCGGAAGGTTACGTATACAGCATCAGTAACTTCCGGTAGGTTTTGGCTACCGTAGCCCCTTCCGGCCAACCCAACTTTGGGCATTGCCCATACAAGTTTGTTGAGTTTACCGTAAACCTCGGGTATGTATAGGAGTAGGCGGTTTTGCTTTTTAGGATCATCTAGGGCTTTCACAAATCCAATGTACTCACCGTAAAATCTCCCCATAGGCTCTAGCCCGTGTTTTTCTATATAGTCTACTAGTTCCATTATTTTTGGGGATTAAGGTTAGTGGGTTTTAGCCAGGGTGGGTACGCTGCTTCGGGTTCGGGGGCTACAAACTCGTTGGATTCTTGCTCGATGTCCCCAAACTGGTCGTAGTCGTAAGCAGAGGTAGAACCGTCGGCAGGTACTTCTCCATACTCGGTAGTATAGATGCCTCCACCAGTCCTCTCTTCTTGTTGCACTTTGATACGGTTACCCAGGTCTGTAGCTGATAGGGCTTGTACGGCTTCCCAGGTTAAAACGTCGTTAAGGTAGGGGGCTGCTATTTGTTTAGCAATCTCTACTTTGTCTTCTAGAGCTTGCTCTAAGTCCTGGACTACTACTCTTAGTCTACTACTATACTCCTGGGGGATTTTTCCTCCCTCAATGGCAGTAGTGTAGCGACCGGCTACTATAGTGTGAGTGACTGTAGTAGATAAAAAGCGACCGTCAACGTAATAACCCATACCCACCAGGTTGTAGATAAATCCTACTTCTAAGGCTGGGACTCCCACTATAACAACTTTAGATTGGAGAGTATTGAAAAAGTCTTCTAACTCGGATTTCTTTAAAGAGCCCACCATAGAGGCTACATTAAACGGAGATGATCGTATGGTAGTAACTGAAGCTATGTTCTCGGGTGTAATACCCCCGGTACGCTTAAGCCGTAGTTGGTTTTCTTCAGCCGATTGCTGCTCTGTGGTGGCGGGGATGTGAGTACCAATAGCATAATTAGACTGGGCATTAGTGGGGTCAATAGGTAAGTATAGTAGAGCTTCCCGATCTATACCCGTAAAATATTTATGGCGCTGGGAGTAGGCAATTTGTGTAGCATATTTTTTTGCTACTTCATCAGTAAGGTTAAGTAGAGTCTCCTGGGTAAATGGGCTGGCAAAGAGGTTAGACCCCCTCTTTTGTATATTAGTGATGCTTGGAAAATCTATAGTTTCTTGGGGTACGAACCGGGGGCCACTAGTGGTTTGTCTAACCTTGAAACCTGAATTAGGGACTACTCCATTTTCATCCACTACTACTGTCTCGCCCGTAACATAACCCGACATGGGTACATCCCCTAGGTAGCCGGGGGTTTCCCATGGAGCTTTCTCAGAGGAGGTTTCACTGGATACTTGGTTTACCGTTTTAGTGTCTAGGTCTACAGAGGTAGCCTCGTGAGAGCCCCCATCTCCAGAACCCCTCTCTTTTTCTGTGACTGCGCAAGAGAGGATGAATTTATCGTTGTATTTACTTTCTCTGACCCGGTTAACATCGAAGGTAGTTAGGGGGGGAGCTTCTAGGTCTCGACTAATGATCTTTAGCGTGTTATCCCTAGCTACAACGGTATGGGCAGGTAGTAGTCTCTCTACTGCAGCTATGACTGCGGCAGCTAATCTTTGATAATAATGCTCCTGGGTGATACCGAGAATCCCCTCGGGAGTCTTTGGGGTCCTAGCAATTGGATCCCCGCTGGGTGACACATACCCCAGTGCTATGGCCTCCTGGTTGTAGTTTTCACTGACGGCAGATGGGAGTGATGCTATGCTACGGGGGACTTCCTCAAAGCGGCGTTGAGACATAACCTGGTTCATGTTTACTTGGTCTCCCTTAAAAGCTAAGTTAATTACCACTACAGTACCCTCAGTATCCTTGTAATCAAAGGATACAGCTGCTTCTCGGGTTTCTAGGAACTCAGCTACGGTATTCCAGGGAGAGCCCTTATCTAAGCCCAGTATTGCGGGTTCAAATAAGACCTTTAGTAGGTAGCCCGTGGAGTCTACAGTGGGCAAGGCACTCTTTACAGCTACTTTTCTAGTGGGGGATAGGTTACCGATGTATCCCCACCTAAGCTGGTATGGGGTACCCGGCCTAAAATATTCTAGGGTTATGGGGATGGGGCCTGGAAACTTCAGAGTAAGGGTAGCGGAATCTGGGTCTTCATCACTAGCTTTATCAGAGTACTTATAAGAGAAGTCAACAGTTGTTCCATGACACAGGTTTTCTCCATGAAACAGGAACTCTCGGCCATCCTTGTAGTACAGTTTTACTATGGGGGTTGCTATGCTATCATGCATAATTGGGTATGTTTAGTAAGGTACCTACTACTAACTCTATTGGGTCTTCCAGATTATTCCACTCAGCTATAATAAACCAGTACTGGGTATTTCCATAGAAGTCCTCTGCTAAGCTAAAGAGAGTGTCTCCATCCTTAGTGTAGTAGGGGGTCTCAGACTGGATGCCCCCAAAAGCTTTGGGGTTAAAGCTAGAAAAGATAGCCTTAGAGCTATCCTTAAAAAGAACCGTATGGGAAGAAGAGTATAACATATTAGTATCTCCGGATTTCTTGGTGAGTGAGCTGTTTACTGGTTACTCGCTTCATGGTCAATGTTTGAGTGGCATGGATGGGCCAATGGTTATATTCCATCCCCGCTGGGCCATACTGGGTAGAGAAAATCTTGCGCTGTTGGAAGTCCTTCATAGTGTATGGGGCCTTCACTAGTACAAACTGGTGGTATTTAAACATCTCCCCAGTATTTCCCCAAATGATATTTAAGAGAGGGGGTCCTTGTCTCCACCCATCCGCTTTACAGAGAGCTTCTAGAGTCCGGCATTTCTTTAGTACTGGGTCCTCAGAGTATCCATACCAATCTACCTCCATAGTGAGGGTATCTTCTGAGCCACCATAGTGGTATACAGGATTATTCCTGCCTAGTACTTTTAAGGCAGTAACGTTAGACTCGGGGGTATAGGTTACACTGCGAGGAATAAAGTCTAGAGCTACAAGGAAGTCCTTGGAATTATGCTTTACATAGTCCTCATCGTAAACAGTGATGGAGACCACACCCTTAGGGTTGGGTAGGGTTAAGTAGGGATCTATTGTGGGGCTACTGGTATCGGGTCTGTCAAACTGCAATTTAACTCTAGCGTTACGAACTTGGGAAGTCAACATTAGCCCAATAGCCCGCGTAATCTGGATAATCCTTCCAAAACTAACCCCCGCTTTAAACTGGGCTATGATAGGGTTACGTATTAGGTGTGTTATGTTACTGGGTATGGGAGTTATCATATTCTAGGGGTTATCATCGAGGGGGTATTTTGTTCTTAGAAAATACAGTGCTAAATGCTCCATTGCCAATAGCATTCATGATTAGGTCATTGCCATCTTTATCTGACATCTGTTTAGCAAGTTTCTCGGCATCCATGCTTCCCTGTTCTATTTGGAGTAACTGGTTATTACGAATGGCTATTAGGATATCTCCCATACTCTTGCCCCAAAGGAGGGCCATAATCTCGGGGGATAAGGGTTTGTCCATGCCCTTTAGTAAAGCAGTAGTGTTCGCTTTAACCGCAGAGGTGTTATCCATTAGTCGGTTAATCAAAGGGGGTAGGAACATTAGGCCTGCCATTATAGCTAAGCCCCAGGGGCCCATTAAGAATCCGCTTAGTCCCCCCATTACTCGGCCCAACCCAGATACAGCTTTACCCGCCTGGGATATAGCTAGGACAGGAGCTAGACGGGTGGGGGTAGGTTTAAAGGGAATACCCATTGGGCGGGGGGCAGTAGAGTACATACGCCCACCGGGACCACGTAGCGGTAGGGGTTTAGGAGTACGACCCATTACCATGGGGGCCATGGTAAGGCCTGTAGCAGCAACACTAGCAGCAGCTCCAGCCATAGGTACCCCAGTCATAAAGGATCTCATAATTAAAGCAGCTCCCCGCATACCCCCAGTGCTGATCACCATAGACTTCATAGCATAAGCTATTCCTAAGAAAGCAGCCTTTAAAGTGAAGGCTACTGCAACTAGGGGGACTATAGCCATAAGCATACCTGAAAAGAACTTACCCACGGGAGTTTTAATCATGTCAGTGAGTGCACCGAGTATTCCCGTTAAAGCTCTCATTAAAGGCATCAGGACTGTTCCTGCTCCCTCTGAGAAAGCTACTTTTAAACCCTTCCAGGTAGATACTAATTTGTTAGAGGTTCCCAATAGGGAGTCCATCATTAAGTTCATTTTAGCTGCTGCGGTTCCCCCAATCTTAGAGTTATCTGAAAGGAGAGATACAAAGCCACCCGCCTCGGAAGTATTTCTTGCGATAGTAGCAGCAGCCCTTAATCCCCTAACCCCAAAGATATCCCGGAAGATTGCCTGGACACCAATTGGGTCCATACCCGCCATGGCCTTATTCATCTTTTCTAGGATGCTTACCATTGGGATTAGCCTACCTGTACTGGTAGTTACATCTTTCCTAGATAAGCCCATAGTAGACCAAGCCTCAGCAGCTTTCTTGGAGGCATTACCCGATAGAGACCTAGCTAGGTACCTATACATGTTTTCAAGGGCAGTACCCGCCATGGAGCTTTGGATACCCGCATTACCTAAGGACATTAAGAGTCCAACAGTTTCTTCTACGGGGACCTGTAAGTTCCTTGAAGTAGCGGCAACGTAACGGATAGAGTTACCTAAGTCTACTAGGGATACGTTTGCATTAGTAGTGGCAGCAGTAAGGATATCAGACATCCTAGTGGATTGTTCTGCAGCCCAGCCAAAAGCCTTTAGTGCGTTAGTTCCAATATCTGCAGCTCCCATCTTGCCCTCTAGGGTAGTCATGGTTGCACCGGCCAAGTTTGTAAAGGCTTCTATAGTTTTACCGATGGTGACAGCATCCTGTCCCGCCATAGCCATGAACCTCATACCTCCCGCTATTTGCTCGGGCATGAACATGGTACTCCTACCCAATTGTATAGCTAGGACATTCAAAGATTCCATCTGTTCTACGGTACCTTCAGAGATCGCTTCTACTCCCCTCATAATATAGGAAAATTCTGCTCCCTCCATAGCGGCACTGTATAAGCCAGTAGCCATAGCGGTAGCAGCAGCAGCGATACCTAAGTTCATATTACGAGCTGCCCGTAGGTTCTCTTGGAAAGCGCCAAACTCTCCCTTCAAACCTGCTACAGCACTCTTCAACCCATTAACTGGGCCAGAGAATTGGTCCTTTAAATAGAACCTAACTCCCAAGTTTATTAGAGAGCTTCCAGAACCGGAGCCTGAACTTAGCAACATAGACTTATTATTTTACAAGTACCCCATAGGGTAAAACGAAACGGGGGAGTCTTAGTGACCCCCCTGTTTAGGATAATTTGGATTTATTGTATTCTTCTTGAGCTCGGGCATAAGCCATAAACTTATCCCGTGAAGAAATGGGTAATAGTTTAAACTCTGCCCAACCCATGTGAAGGTTAAACTGAGATAAGTACCAGTATTGCCATTCTATATCTTCACGGGGAAGAAAAAATCCCGAATACCAATAAGGGGCATAATTACTACCTCTCCAGTTTCTGGGTTAGGTATACTAACGTTGCCATCTACAGTTGGGTCTAGATCGCTGATTATCCCACGAATTTCAGCCATATCTCTACTTGAGAATGTAGCAAAATTCTTTACTAGAACCATCTTGCTTCCGTCGTTGATTTGAAACTTACGGGCAATTAAGCTCTTGTTAATGGTTCGGTCGGCAGGCTTCAGACCTAGGAGGTATTTTTCTCCAATACCGTCAAGGTATTCGAAGCTAACCTCTGCTCCAGAACCTAGAGTCCAAGAATATTCCCGGCCATCCAGGTAAGGAGGGATCCTTTCAGTTTTAAAATCTTCTGTGCCCTCTACGGGGAAGTCAGTAGAATAGTCCCAAACATACTCTTCAAGCTCTTGTTTGTATTCTAGAGGGCCATCAATATTGGGCCACTCATAATCGAATATTAGTAATGCTCCTAGTGAGAAGATGCGGGATTTAATGATTAGGGCATACTTGTCTCGGAGTAGCATCTTTTCTACTCCTTCCATAGTTACCCGTTTACCATCTGGGCCCTCTACAATAATAGAGGCAACAAATAGGTTAAGGGCAGCAGCCTCATCTTGGGAAGCTCTCGATAGTATGTCATCGTCAGCTCCGTTAGTTTCCCGGATAATATAATTATCTCCGGAAGGTACGTTAATCTTTAACTGTTTCATGTGGGGTTATGGGATTAGGATGGGAAGTTAGATACCATGGCATCAATCGTAAACTCTACCTCTTCAACAGTATTTGCCGAGTCAGTACGAGAAAATGATCTGCCGTTGATCTTGGAGGGCCAAGCACCAAGAGCGAACCAGGTATCAATGGGGGATACCCCATTATTAGCTAATTCCTCTACGGTGATAATACGTTTAAATAGGTCTGGGTCCATACCGGCTCCAGTGATAGGGTCTTGTATAGACCTAGCCCATTCCCAAATTTCTGTAGATACTGCAGTAGCATCGGCAGGTAGTATCCGGGATATGGTAAGTTTTCCAGGTTTAACCATACCCGCTGTATTAACTACAGTGTTGGCTACTCCGTGTTCCACAACATCAATATCGATATCGGGGATAGAGCATTCCTGAACAGAGAATGTGGGTAAAGCGGGGGCTGGGTTGAAAGTGATCCGGAATTTGAATTTCTTCCTTGGATTAGTTATAGCCATGGTGTATCTTAATTTTAAAGGTTATACAAAGTCAACTGAACTACGGGTCAGGATAACGTTAAGGGTGATCTCCTTCATTGGGGAGATAGTTTTTATCTGGAGTTGTATCTTGTACTCCCCAGCGTCCAGGTCATCAGCATCATTAATAACTAGGTTATCTAAGCTGGTTACAAACTGGTCCCCATCCCACTTATACTCGTAGATAGCATCCCCGTTTACTAGGCTATCCATAAATGGCTTAGCTGTAAAGAAGATCGTCTTGAAAGTGGAGAAGGTGTTGGGTAATCCTAGGAAGGACTCTAGAGTCGGTTTTAAAGACTTCTGGATATATAATTCCAAGAATACTATGGATAAGAATTTCTCTGGTGAATTAGCTTCAGCCATAGAATACAAATCCCAAAGCATGATACGGTTGTTCCGGTTAACTACCATGTTAACGCCAGCATTGGATAGTGTGTTTAGTTCTCCCAACATAGCTGGAGATCCAAAGTTATTTACTACACCCAATGCCGTTGGGAAGTTTCCCCTAGTGGTATTGGTGGGTTCTACCCATACTTCATAGTTACTATGAGAAGTAGCGATAACCCCAAGTAATTCACCCATGGCTTGCATGGATTTAACACCTCCCTGTGATGGGTCGATAACCTTAATACCTCCCCCAATTAGGCCAGCAAACTTGGAAGCAGTAAAACTGGATATGGCTAAAGTGATAGCGGAGTCAGTGACTTGGGAGTTATCTACATGTTGCAGATAAACTATGTCTTTGCGTAAGGCAGCATAGGCTCTACCTATATCGTATAGCCCATCTAAGGAAGTCTCATTATGGTGGGGTACTGAGATGATCATAGCATCGTCAAAGTCGTCGAATGCTCGGAAGCCAGTTTTTAATGAAGCGCTTCCAGTGTAATCAGCTAGGACAGTTGCCCCTCCGTTATCTCCCCCCGAGAAAGTAAAGGCCCCATTATCGGGTCTCATCTTTGCTACAGCACTAGAAATATCGGTATAGGCCACATCCACTAGGATAGAGTTATCTGAGATAACTTTAGCGTATGTGTAGGGGGATGCAGCTCCCCACTCGGATATAATCAAGTTCTCGTAGGTCTCAGATTCAGTAGCTAGAGCTCCAGAGAGTACTAAATTGAAATAGTCATCATCTCCATTAGTAGCAGCTTCTACCGTAGCCACCAGAGAATTGTAGTGAGTTCCAACCCCTTTACTAGTTAAAGTAAACCCTGTAAGAGAAGCAGAAGTTGCTACAGAGGGGGCATTCTCGCCGTTACCCACTACTTTACATACTCGTAAGATAGCACCAGCTTGTAAAGCTAGTTTACAGTGAAGAGGGAAATCGTTTCCGGGTGTGAGTCCTCCAAATAACCGCTGCCACTTAGTCCAGCTAGTGACTAGGTCATCTGCGTAGTTGGCTCTACCAAACTCAGTTTCCCCTAAAACATACATAACCCCAATCGGGGGGGTATCTACGGACTGAGCCTGGTTAATCACGTTAATATTAACTTGAGCTGTATTTTTTGCCATGGTTGTTAAATTATTGGGTTTGAATTACGAGTTGGTAAAGGATATCCCCAGATAGTCCGCTATCAGTATGTTAGTGGTAATTTGGGTTATAGGTGAAATAATAGAGGTGCCTTTTACTGGGTCTCTCCATTGTATGTCTGGAACTTTATACCTATACACATATTCTAGTATGCCGTGGTCTGGGTTGGACTCATCCTGGAAAGCATCCAGTTCTACAAAGAAAGTGTTAGAGGTCTCTGTATAGTACGGTAGATATCCCATCTGGGGTAAAACAGTATGTATAATATCCATGCTATCCCGGAGCTGAGCCTGAGTCTTAACTGAAACGGTACAATCTACGAAAAGGTCGTAGGTACGGCTATCATAGTTAAAAGATTCAAACTTGTTGGTAGTTAGGTTCCGGGTGAGTTGCGGGGATGTATCAAAACCAATATCCCCCGGGTAGAAGCCCGAAGTACTAAGTGTGATTCTGGGTACTTTCTTTAACCCCCGGCTATTGGGGTTGCCCGATCCAAATACTTCTGTAGCATACCCCTTCGATACAACAATGGCCGCTAAACTAGCTAAGTAAGCAGTATAACCCGCCTCTGTGTTATCGAAGGTGGTTATGTCGGGAGTATACCCGGTAGCTACCAGCTTTAACCGTAGGGCCTCAAAGAAAGAGCGTTCTATGATTTGTTGGATATTAGCCATATTATTTTATGTATGTATAGTCGTTGTGACGTATCTTTATTCCCATCTTACTTAATCGTTTGCCTATAGCTCCGATCATATTATTAAGAACCCCATTCTTACCACCAGTGTAGGCGAAGCCTTGAGCCCAGAGAGGTCTAGCGGGTTGTACTGTGGGCCGTTTCTTAGTACCCCTTTCAAACGTTAGAGCATATTCGCCCACTGTTTGCCTTCCCTTTTTAGGGCGATAGGATACTGATCCCTTAGTTAACCGTAACTGTACCTCGTAATTTTTCTGTATAATCTCGGCCCCTTGCAGGGCATTGAGGTAATGGCCATCCCTTACACCAATAGATTTAGCCCCCTTATAGTTGGGTGAGTGGGGAGCAAATTTACGCCCTATAGCTACACCCTCAGATTGGAGACCCAATACTAGGTTAAGTTTTAATTTAGTTAGAAAATCTCTTTGGCTCTTAGCGATGTCTCTTCTGATACCCTGGAATTGGGAGGACCCTGCTAAGTAGGTCATGAGCTTATCGAACTTCTGCCATTCCCCTTCATATTGAACAGTTAAGTGACTTAGGGGGTTCCGTATGGATTGTACCCCCTTATTAATAGAAGTAGCGGGAGTGTATAGTGAAGCCATTAAACTCTTTGGTATTCCCCAGTCTGGTTAGCTGCTCTTTTAAGGATTATGATAGTGTAGAGTGGGTGCTGGGAATCAGGAGCTGCCCTGGTGTCTCCAGCTGGTTCATATTTTATACCCCCAAACTCAAACCGGTCAAGGTCAGGGTCCATGGCTAGGTTATTATCAGAGGTAAACCAGGAGGAGTCCTGTGATTCTAGCCAAGTATTATTTAATAGTATATAGCAATATTCTTTGTCGATAGCGCCTGTGTCGGTATCCTTCGTAAGAGGCCAAACCTTAAAAGCGTTATAAGCAATTATACCTTTTAGTATCCGGAAAGAGTAGCGGGGCTCGATGTCTTCACCGTAGCGATCTATCTTATTAACTACATGGTACCAGCCAATCAGTTGTTGGCCAACCCCATCATTAAAACTAGCTAGGTCCTCTTTAAATTGAGCCCACTCATATCCGTTTATAAAAGCCATGGTTAGTTTTTGGGTAAAGCTTCTGGAACTCTTGGGTACTGAGTCTCGTAAGAGTAATCACTACCTCGTATTATCTTTATTGGGATAGAAATATTTTGAGTACAACCGGATACCCAGACTCCCAACGAGTTAGATAATGTACAGATTTGGCCCTGTATTTCATCCCATAGTGTTTTACCACTACTGGAAGCGTTAGACCTACTAAATACACTACCGATCGTGTCGGATATAGCAGTAGAAGCTTTATGCCTCTCTACTTTAGTTGGGCCAGTTTCAATAGACTTTATGGCCCCCTGGAGAAACCCCGAAGAAGAAGAACCCCTTCCTACAGTATAGCTGCCCCCTGTGTCTGAACCAGCTGCCCCTAATATTGTAGAGTTTATAACTCCGTATATAGTATCTCGAGTTATGAGATAAGCTATTAAGAGGTTAGCTAGGTAGGGCCATTGGTACTCATTATAGGTATCGTTTATTGGGATGTTTAGTCCTTCTCTTAGGAGGTTTTGCCATTTAACCTTCAGAGTATTGAAAGAGTTAGCTGGTAGTTCAAACTCAGGTAGAGTTCCCCTTACCAGCTCTAAGATACTTTGTCTGTACGTAAAAATATAACCCAGAGTTTCATCGGGCATAATCACATAAGAGAAGGTAGCTTTGGTAGCTGTACCATCAAATATTACTAGGTTCAACTTAAACACTATATTAGTTATACCCGATTCGTATGGAGTATGGTCCAGTTTAAAGGTTGTTCCATAGGACCCATCGTCTTCCTCCGAAGTTACTACTTCTGTCCCATCCGGGTTAGTCCAATTTAGGACTACGGTGGGGGAAGCTAGTACTGTAGATGTAGAACTATCTACTAGGGTTAATACTAGGCCAGTTAAGGATAAAGTATAGTCTGGTGTTACAGCCATGTTTTTACTCTTCTAAATATTCAGGCTCGACTGATAATAGGAAGTCCACAAGGGCCGACTTCTTAGAAGTAGCTTCTGCAGTGGCTAGGTGGTCTGAGTCCAAGTATTCAAACTCTGCCATAATCTCTTTGCGAGTGTTGGATAGCAAAGCTGCTTTGCGGGCTTCTAAAGCTATTACAGCGTTTTCAGCATCAATTTCTGCTTGGCTCTTTTGGATAGGCTCATCCTTTACTAGGACTACGTGGCCTCCCTTTAAAGCTTCTTTCAGGACCCAAGAACGGTTACCTACAGGTAAGTCCTTAGTTTCACCCAGGCTAAGCTGTAAACCGCTTGCGGGATCATAAAAATGTTGGGCTTTTTTACCGAGTGTGATTTTTGTCATGGTGTTTATTTTTAGTGGGGATTCTTTACAAAATAATTATCTTAAATAGTATTACCAGAATGCTTGCAGCGATGCCCCAGGTAATCCCTAATAAACTAAAGAATGCTAATGCATAAGTATTAGCTAAAAGTAATACTTAATAAAAAAGGGAGAGGGAATAGCCCCACTCCCTTTTCAACTAATCAATATTAACTACAGCATAGATACTACTTGAGAAGCTTCGTAGTCAAATTGACTAGGCAGCGGGTAGTTAGCAATAGCTTTGGAAGAATCCTGGATAATACAGGCATCAGTGAAGAGCTTAGCAAAGCCCAAAGTGAAACTTGCATAGAAGGCTTCAGATTGGTTCGATACGATCCTTTCAGACTCTACGGTCATTGGGACAGCATTCAATTTAATGAGAGCAGCCATAGGATCTACGATCAAGTGCTGGTTCGAAGGAATACCACCATGGATGTAGTAATCAGCTCCCTGTGGAAGAGGCATCTTAACATTCAACCGGTACTCAGGGGAAGCAGTCTTGCTGGTCTTACTGAATTGGTCAAGGTCAAGAGTATCAAGGGCCATATCTTCACCCCCAACAAACATCTTGGGAGTTCTTCCGATCATGGACATACGAATCCAGATTTTCAGGATATCTCGGAAGGCTAAAGAGTTGGCAGTAGCAATTCCCACTACGGGAGCAGCTTCAGAACCGTTAGCCTGTTCCCCGTTGATCAGGGTATTGATGGCTAGAGAGTCAACTCCCAAACCCATCTTCATACCGAAGTCCTGGAGATAAATCGAAACTACGTTAAGGTTTACATAACGGAGTACCTCATCTACGATTTTGATACCACGACCAAATTTGTAGATAGAGAATTTTTTGGAGTCATAGCTGAGAGTTCCCAATGGGATAGTCTCACCTTCACCCACCCTACGAGGGGCAGCATCACTCATATTCAAATGAGGTAGAACCTGTTGCAAACCCGAAGTTTGTTCTTCAGTAGCAATTAGGTTAGGCCAAATTGGGGCCTGGCGATAACCCAAACGGAGGGCATCACGGAAGATTTCAGGAACCAACCAACGGATGTCGTTCTCTACTGTAGTAAAGAGATTCTGAATGGTGTCAAAGTTTGGATCCACCCCAAGGGATGTATAGAAATCATTGATACCAAGCTGAGTCTCATTTAAGACCATATCAGCAAAGGTTACGTCAGAAGGTTTTTCGCGGTCTACGCGGATGGCTTGCGCCTTCATTACAATCTCTTTTACCTTATTGTAATGGGGGGAAGCTTTAAAAATATCAGTATTCATGCGTTTTATTATTTCAGATTAGTGATTAGCGATCAACGAATAGTTTAGGAGATTGGGAAATTAGTCTTTCACTAATACCCGGATAATAGTACCAATAGAAGCAGCAGCATCTAAGGCCCAACCGAAGATACGGTTAGTGGCACCAGCAAGAGCACTAGCAGTAGTGTGAACTACGCCCCCAGCAAGATCCAAGCTGGCATTAGCTACAGTACCCGCTGTGAATGGAGTACCCGCTGAAGCAGCGGTAAAGACGAGGGTTGTAGTACCCGTCAAAGTGATCGAGGGGGTGTTAGCCAGGTAGGCAGCAGCGTGAGATGCAACGAAAGCTGCATGTGTTCCAGCCAGGTCGGTAGACCAAGTAGCCAGCCTGGTTAAGCCTCCCATAGTAACGTTGGCAGTTCCGCCAGTACCGGTTAATGTTACAGTTTCTACTTGTGCAACATCACTACCAGTAACGTTAGCTACTAAGTTATAACCTCCAAAGGTTTTCTGGGTACCTGCATAGGCATCGGAAGTATCATAGCCAGAATATACTACAGCACCGGGAGCAATTACTTCACCGGCTTTAGCCTGTATTACAGCATAGCCACGCATGGCAATAGTTACGAAATCACCATAGGCAGAACTTCCTTCATGGATAGAAACGCCGACGATTTCGGTTTCGAGGGTAGAAGCAGTAGCAGGGCTAACCTTATTACCGTCACTGTGAAGTTTAACGGGTTGTCCAACGTGGATTGTGCCGTCCACCTCGAACTCAAGAAATAATTTGTGCGCCTCAGGACCAACTTCAAAGGTCGTTTTTGTATTTGCGCCAACAGAGTAAGGCATATTGTCTAAATTTAAGTTTAAATAATGAATTTCGGTAAGGGGTTAACCTTAGTTGTAGTCAAAGTTAGAAGAGTATTACTTGTTACTTACTCGGCCTTCTTTTCGTGCAAGGAGCTAGCAGTCCTGCGGGTATCTCTTGCGAATTTCTCGCGGAGTTCTTCATAGGATTGAGATGTTGGGCCACTTGATGGAACTTTACCAGCACTGGCTCGGGATACATCGTGACTACCACATTTAGCACAGCTAAGTGGGAAGGCAGCTTCAACCTGGGTAGCATACTGAGACTCAAAAGCTTTAGCTACCTTTAATGGAGCAGATGAGATGGTGTCAATAATTTCCTGGTTGGGGGATTCCCCAGATACCATTTTGAAACTGTTAACAGCATTCTGGCGAATAACTTTAAGATAGCTTTCTCCAAGTGTTATGTTCTCGAGCATACCCGTAATCCCACCCGCTTCAGTAACCTGGTTAAGGATGGTAGTTTGCTCTTCAGTAATCAAAGCCTCTCCTTCGGGGATTTGGCTTTCCCGTAAAGTTGTTAAAACTTCAGGGGTTAGATTTTCGTCAACAGCTAGTAAACCCTGTAACTGGGTATTAGCTGCCTCTAGGGTTGGGACATCAATACCTTCTGGTATTTGGTTCCCCCGAAGAGTTGTTACCAATGTAATCAAGGAAGCTTGATCAGGCAACTGCTCCTCACTTAGGCCAAGGCCCGTACGGATTTCTTCTAGATGCATGGTTGTAAAGTTATTTGGTGAAAATTCAAATGAGTTGAGTGAAGTATCTTCTGAGAAGTTGTATACCTTAGAAGCATACGTAGGATTGATAATTAGCCCGTCTTCCCCAATCTTTTGGGCAAAGGGATCGGCTCCGTGGTTTACCAGGGAGGTTTCTTTAAATAGGACTACCTTATTAACTATTAAACGGATAAGTTCTCCCTTTTTGTCACGGCTTCCAACCGTATCCCAAAACTTTTCTTTTAACTCTGGGTGGGAGGGTTCATGTTCAAATTTTACTGTAACTGAGTTAGAGTGTACAGCCGGTGGGTCCATCATAATAGCCCGAGCTAGTCGGGGGTTGCTTTTAGCATCAATCTTTAGGGTCATATTGATACCAGCGGGAACTGTAATGTTTCCTACCTTTTGAGCTTCTTGCCAAGAGACCGAAGATACAGAACCTACAGCATTCTCAGTTTCTGTTTCATGGTTGGTATTAACGGTAGCACCTCTTAAAAGAGGCATGGCAGCCTTAAGAACTCCCTGCCTAGAGAAGTCTATGGGAATACCCATATAGGATACGGTAGTTTCAGACAAGCCCCTATATATAGGTTGTATGAAGTCCTCGTCCTTTGGAGTCCAATCTTCAGCTTTCATATCTGGATAGAACTTATTAACGTCCGAGCTTCCACCAAATAGGCCAAAGGAGGCTAAAGACTCTGCAGTCTTATTGGATAGGATGTTCTCGCATACTCCTTCTGGGCAAATGGTGATAGGCTTATGGCTTACCACTAAAGAGTGGCTATTCCTGAAGTTTATCTCCAGGGTTTTTGGTAATGCTTTCATAGGTTATCGTTTACGAGTATCTTGGTCTTTTCTTTCTGGTTGTTTTTTCTTTTTATCACGAGAAGTTCTATCACTCTGGTCTTTGCTGGATTCTCGAGCTTTGGATTTAGCAGCTTCTTCAGCTATTTTAACTGGGTCTATTTCAACCCGGGGTTCTGGTTGGTCAGGTTTATCGTACCCCATTTCATTAGCAAATTGTTCCATACCGATTATACCAGAAGCGTAAAGTATTTGGTTATTCCTAACCCTTATCTCTCTAGCTTGTTCGTTCTTTAGGTCATCAGTAATAGTAGATGGTTTGAATTTAACTTTTACGAAGTTAAAATCGTAGCCCATTAGGAGGAGTTCTAAAGTTATCCCCCGTTCTATAACACTACCAACAGTGGTTTGTATATTATGGAGCTGGGCTAACATTTTGGTGAAAATGATATTAACTAGAGTCTCAGCGCCTCCACCTGCACCGCCTAAGAAGGCTGTGGGAGTAAATAAGCCATTACCTACCATTCGGTGGTTTATATCAAATATTTCTGCTACCCCATTGGTGTCCTTGGTAGTAGAGTGGAAGTCGAATGTATGGTCTCCTTCAAACCCAGCAACTATCCCATCTTTTAAACCCCCTTTTAAGGAATCCTTAACATTAAGTAAGAAGCCCTCTAAGCGGTTCATGTAAGCTGAGTCACTTTCTCCTTCTCTACGGTCAGGTTTCTGGGTTATAGCTTCTAGGAAACCCATTAAACCCAGTTGGTCGGAAACATACCCAATGTTTTTAAGCATTTTAAGCTGGGAATGTAAATCGTCAATAGCAGAGAGGAAAGGTGGAGTACCCACGGGGGAATCCTCATCACTCATTAGAGCATAATAGGAATAAGTAGCAGGGTTCAGCTTGATGTAATTTCTTATGTCTACTGTAGTATTCCGTATGTTAAGGGGTAGGAGACTGTTGGGGATTTGGTAAAACTCATAATCCTGTTTTTCTGGATTATATAGAACCCGTACAGTTTCTGCGTTAACCAGGGCTAGGTTTTTAATACCCGATAGGTCTCTTTTTACTACCCACTCACTTGATACGGCACCCCCAACGTATACCTGGTATATGAGCTTATTGATTAAGCCGTGTAAGCCGGCTACTCCGAAACCCCATTTTTTAGATACTACATCTATATGGTTCCTCATTTCAACCTGTAGAGGTTTAGGGACTGAGCTATCAAACTCAAGAGAGAATCCCGTATTGGCTAACTCTACGATAGTAGTAGCTGCTAAACTAACACTGCTATTTACCTTAAGTAGTTTCCTTATTACCGGGATGTACTCATACTCAAACCCCGGTTTAATAAAGTTTAGGGCTTCCTTAATTTGGATGAATGACTGGTCTACAGATGGGACTGATTGGCGGGTGGTGGGTAGATTAGACACATCCTCTTTAGGGAACTTCTCTTTCTTAGTTGGGGGAGTAGCTTTAAATAGGTTAACAAAAAAATTATCCATATTATCTTGGGGATGTTATTATCTTGGGTTTTTGCTTCCCTCGGCGGATGAAGTTAGTTATTGCCTCACTCATTATGGAGTCATCAGAGTAGGTTTCAGACCCGTCACCAATATATTCACCTTTATTCATGGCTATTGGTCTATTGGATGCATCATAGATAAATGTGTAGGCTTCATTGACGAAAAAGGGGTTTCCTAAGTCTAGTATTTCCTCCCTGATATCTTCCTCTAAGAGAGCTAGTATAGTACCCCTATTTTTACCAGTAGTGTACCAACCGGGAACCTTCTTAACTACTGGCCTGGAGTTGTTTTTTTCACGTACTATTTGTTCAGAGTAATAGAGGTTAGGGTATGCCCGCTCCTGTATGCCGGATACTACAGCTTCACCAACGTCGTTAGCCTCGGGAGCTAATAGGGCCATGTTGTACTCTACTCCCGTATTTAGCAATAGGTCTCTAAACCTATTAGTAGCTAGTCGGCCCTTGAAGCAGGCATACTCTAACCCATGTTTATTCATTACTGAAAAAGCTGAGTAGTCTTTGGCCCTACCTGTTGAAACGTCAGCCCCTATAAAATATTCTTCTCCAGGTACTGGTCTTAAGAATATAAGCATGGACCCATTCAATCGCTTTTCTATTACTGGTCGGTCCATTAAACCGTCCTCAATAGCCTTGATATCGTAAAGGTCAAATACAGTATCCCCAGAAGCTAAGAAGTCACCGTCTATTTCCTGGGCAGTACGTTTAGCTCCAAGAGCATTACGCATCTTCATATACCATTCCTCATCTCGGTCAGGGTGCATATCCCAAGTGAGTTTCATATTCTTAAACCCGTTAATACCTATGAGGCCATCTTGCCAAGTATCATAAAAAAATCCACCTACTCCATATGGAGTATTTCGGGACGTAAAATTATTATCTGTAAAATAGGAGGAATCGTACTCTACTGATATATCATAAATGGTATCGATATATTTCTTAACTAGAGTTAATGGGGATACCCGTATGTTGGTATTTCTATCTCCCCTAGCAACTCTTTGAGTATACTTCCTATTGACTTCGAAGCCAAGTTCTTCAGAGCATTCTTTAGCTATCCTTTTTACAACCCCGTAGTGGTCACCATACTTACTGGTCTTCTCCTTAATCAAAGCTATTAGTTGGAGATTTGGAAATCCATCCCCTATGTTATGACTAAGCTTTAAGTTTCGGGAGTGTAATGCTGCCCGCCTAGCATTCTCAGGCCTAGATACAATTTCTAGGTTGGTTATGTAGTTATCCGTTATAACTGTATTAACATGGTCTACTACAAATGTATCGGGTATTTCTCCAATAAATACTTCAGCCATTAACCTAGCCAAAGTAAACTTCTTCTTTAACCCATTATGTTTTAAACTTATGCGTTTATACCCAGCAGTGTTAAACATGGGTTTCTTCTCTTTAAGGTCCCCAGAACATGTAGTATAAGGTTTTTCTTTAAGGTTGGTATAAACCTTACCCCAGTTCGATATTAAATACTTGGGAAATCCGGGTATTGGTTTTAAAATCTCTTTCTCTGGTTTAACTGTGATTGGTGGCTCCTGTACATTACTTAACCCGGTATCATATAATATGGTATTTAACCCTTGTTCTATAATTTCGGATACAGGTTTCCAACCTTGAGGTGTTAAGAGCTTGTGTGCGGGGGTACATTTTAGAGTGTTATTAAACTGGTCTTTTACTTCCCAAGTTTCTAGTTCCCCTTTATTGGTTGCTCCAATAACCCTTTGCCAATTGCCCATGTGGGTTAAAACTTTCAACCCCAGATGTTTAATGTCGGTCTTACCAAATTCCTTAGGGCAAACTGTATCGATCCTAAAGTTGCCGTCTTGGCCAATAATCACTGTGTCACCCGTTACGCAGCTGTTAACGATAGCTGCACCCCCCGTAGATAGTGTAGGGAAAGCAGCTGTCCAAATAATTTCAGCGTATTGCATAATAGCAGCTTCATCCATTACTAGCAATGATACAGCCTCTGACCTACCTGCATCCTCAGTGGTAGGGATTGAAGTAATAGAACTCCCATTTATAAACAGCATTTCAGAGCCGGTTCCCATATCCCCGGGTCTACCATTTATGATTGGTACTTGGAGAAATGGGGGGAGATTACTATAGATGTGTTTTATCCTTCGTAAGAGCTTTTTGGCCACCCTATCTTTAAGAGAGATCATTACTATGTTTTTATAGCTATGATACATGGCTAACCATAGAACGTATAACCCTAATAACTCGGTTAAGCCCATTTGCCTACACTTTACTACGATATTGAATTGGTAGTTTAAAAAGTTATATAGAACACCTGCTTGGAAGGGATATAGGTCAAAAGTAACTCTACCCTTAATAGGATGTACAATCTTAGCGAAAGTAGAAAAGTACCAGGGGTCGTTTACGATCTTAGCTAAGATTGCGAGTTGTTCTCTAGTCATGGGTTATATTGTGGGATAAACTTTTTTGAGAGCATTGAAAAACCATTGGCCAACTTCATAGCAGGGAGAAGACCCTGTAGTAACGCATCCTTTATTGAATAATTGGGTTTCAGTAGCTAGTGAGCAGTTATCTGGGCCAAGTAATTGAAAGCTATCAGGGATACCCTGTATTCTAGCTCGCTGCCTTGGTGTGTAGGATAAACCCTCTGGAGAAAAGCATCGATTAGATTTTCTGATAGTTGAAGGAGGCTTATTTGGGTCATCCTTGTAAACTCCAGGAGCAGTATTGAAGGTTGCCTCTGGGGTCTTTATACGGGTAGCTGGGTAGATGTCTTGCCAAAGTTCCTGTATTTCTAGGTAGGATTTTTGGCAACCCCCATACAAGGCTATCCTAGTATCCAAGGGGGGCCTAAAGTCCCCATTAGTGGGTAAGTTTAAAAGGAGCTTACTTGTAGTTGTAGGGGCAGATGTGGGTTCTTTAGTCTGGAGTACTTCATATAGTTTTTGGTATTTTGGGGAGGACTTTAAGATTCCCACCAATACTAGTCTGATACGGGTCTTTTGGGAGTTTCCCAGAAATTCCATGGAGCCATGCCAGGATATGAGGGTGTACCCAGGATATAAGTCCTTGAACCCCTCCATAGAGTAGGAGTCCAGTAAACCCGGTAGGTTTTCTAACAGGAATACCCGGGGTTGGTATTTTGTTACCGCTAAATTGAAAAGTTCAAATGAAGGCTCCCCAACGTGAGATTTAAGTTTCTTTCCTCTTGAAAGGGCTAAAGATGAACTGTTCCCACATTTGGGGTGCCCGATTATGACATCAACCTTAAAGGGGAAGTTAACGGGTCCTTTATAGTGGAGTACCGAGGGGAAATTAAGGTTAAGCTGTGATGGAGCGTCTTTCAGGAGATAGTCAGACCTTAACTCTAGGTTTGCCCTTACATGTTTTTTGAAAGGGTATAATAGGACCCCGTTTCCAGCACTAACTCCAATCACGTTCATAATGTTATTATTTACTATAAAAAGCCAGGACGGTAAGCTTTTCTACTTAATTCAGTAATCAATGCTCCCACAGAGTATGGGAGAGGAGCTTGCTCCTCTTCCTTAGCCGTAGGCTAAGCTGTTATATCATTATCCTTATTTTGTTTACCTTTCACTAATACAACCCAATATATATTAATACCCCTTTAGGGGGGTATATATATTGGTTTATGGGGGGTTGTTAGGGGGGGCGGTCACCTTAAGCGGAAAGTAGTACTTCCTTGGCTTTTTAATGCAAACACCCTAAATATATCAGCATGAGTGAAAAATATCTTTATTACCAACTTGGGGATGAGGTATCCCATCCTACTCTAGGTATCGGAGCAGTAGTGGGGCATGTCCTTTCGTTATCTGGGGTTCAGGTAATGCTTTCAGTGGAATGGGACTATGACCCGTCACCAGCTTATAACATGGCTAAGAACCCCTGCCTAGTTTATAGGACTGAGATTACTAAAATAGAAACTTAATCCCGTTAAGTGCTAAATTGCATAATCCCGTGCTTTTATAATAAATACCTTAAATTTACGACTATGATATTTGGAATTAATATTACCGACGAAGCTTTTACCGAAATAACCCACCTAGCTAAAACTCGGGGGTTTAAATCTACTTCCCTGTTTGTATTATCTATCCTGGAAAGGGAATTAAATAACCCAACTAACGAGGGTCTACACTCTGGGTATCACAAGGACCCCTCCAATACTTCCTCTACAATACCCCTGGGCTAATGCAAACTTTCCTACCATACGGCCGAGATTTTGAGAAATCTGCTGCCTGCTTAGATACTAAGCGGCTGGGGAAACAGCGATTAGAAGCTAACCAAATCCTGAAGGCCTTAGATACGGGCCAAGGATGGATTCACCACCCCATTACTAAAATGTGGGCAGGATACGAGAATGCCTTGAAATTCTATTTTAATGCTATTCTTCGGGAGTGGATTAATCGGGGCTTCCAAAACAATTTTACATTTGCTAAGGTAGGTCTGGGGCCATTAGGATTCCCCCGATGGCTAACCGAAGACTCTCCAATTATGGCTGCTCACAAGGCTAGCCTTTCTGCCAAAGACCATTCCCATTATAATCACTTATGGCCCCATATAATTCCCATCTATTCTACCAACCTATGGTATAACATGGAAGAGGACTTTTGGTACACCCAGGAAAAGGGAACCTCTAAAAAATCCCCAGTATGATGATACATGTAAAATACAGTGTCCTTACAGTATTTACTATATTCATGCTACACTATGCAAAGCATATTCTGGATAACTCTGGGGATACAGTGTCTCTGTATGCTACTTTCCATGCCCTGATATGGGTATTCCTATGGATAATCTTTATCCTTATCTGGGGAGGACTCTATTGGTGGTAACTTAAGTATATATTGCCCACATATCTATATAAATAACCAAACTTAATTGCTTATGTACTCTTATATTCAGGGGTTTTACCAACAAAAAGTAGTAATACTCGCTACTAATAATCTTAATTCAGTAAGGGGAACGAAGTTAGACCAACTACAAGTCCTGACCTTTATAAGCTCCGGGGACGATATCCTCAGGCTCCAGGAATTTCTGGTAGATTTAGCCCCATCTTTCGGAGCTGAGGTCCCAATACGCTTTTCAGCGGTACCTAAGTCTCCACCCCCAAAGGAGTTCCTTAATAACCATCCTGGTATGGAAGCAGCCTATCGAACCCCCGCTGACCACGTAATAGTGGATCGTAAGGACTGGATGCAGGCTAGGGATATCTTACTGGGCCCGGGAGCCCCAAAGCTAACCAAATAAATATATATTATGAAAATGGATTCTCTATAAAAGAAGTCAAAAAAGTCCTTATTTGTAAACCTCAAAATTTACTTGGCGGAATAGAAGAAAAACTATGTTTTAAGTTTAGAATAAAACACGGATTAAACCTTGCGGCCATTAATGGGGCATAACGGCAAAGTATAACCGTTCGGGCGTGGTTAATAACTAAAATTAGCAAAAATGAAAGAACCTAATAAATTAAAAACTAAAGTATCAAAAAGTACAGAAACAAAGCCTGACGGTTATACATTGTTAGCCACCGTTTTTGAGAAGCACATACTCCATTTTGACATTGGGGATAGCGTTTACTTAAAAACAGACCCTGAACAATGTGAAAGACTTGTAACTGGCGTAAATATTAGACAAAATGGAATTAGCTATGCACTATCGCACTTGACAAATGAAAGCTACCATTACGACTTTGAAATTAGTAAAGACCGAGATATTATAAAAGCAACGTCATCTTAAATGGTGGCTAACAACTGTATAAACACAATTGGCTATATACAGCGCATAAACACAACCACTAATAAACCACAATGTTGAATCGAAGGAGGATGTACCAAGACTGCTAACACATTTATTTTTTATATACGGCATTATGTTGCGTGTGTGCTTCTAATTCTCAGCTAAATACGCCCTAGGCGCTAAACTGCGATAGCAACTAAAAATACAATGAAGCTTAATGTAGCGGGTGTAGGCGCTGTAAAAGGCTTCCTAAAAAACTAAAATAACGTTAAGAATATGATTTTGTGGCTTTTCGCCATAAATTATACTTAGTGTTACCAATAGTGCGGTATTATTAAACTAATAACTTAAAATAGAATGAGAAAAATTAAAACAACCCTTAACAACATCCTTTCCTTGATCTCTTGTGCAGAGGATTATGAATTCGATGATGATGTCCTATTTGGGGCTTTTGCAGATATGCTGGGCCATAACTTATCGGAAGCAGAAATCGAGACCTATGCTTTCTTTGTAACAGATCAGGAAGGATATGGAATTGAAGATTATGATTCCATCAAGTCTAGACTTATAGCTTTTAAAATTGGATTTATAGATACCACTAATAGTGGGATACCTTGTAATAGCAAAATCGGTTAGAATACCCTTTTACACAGGTCTAGGATTGTGGGTTCGAGTCCCACTCCCACTTCGAATAACTTTTCACTAATCCCCATTCCCATGATACAACTTATTATCGAATCCGTATCCGCTGCCTATAGTAAAGTCCTCTTCGAAAAAAGGGGACTCCTCTTATGTCCCGAGTCCCTCACTTCCAGGCATCGCAACCAATATATCATGGAGGCCAGGAAGGTGTCCATTTACTTTATCCGTTGGTTTACAACCCTCACCCAGTCCGAGGTAGCAGGATTGTTTGGCTTATCCAGTCCCAGATCCGTACACCACGCCGAACAATCAATCCCCCAGTACTATCACCAACGCACCCTGCTAATCCTCCCTATTCCTATCCCACCCATGCTCACCTCCTCCCTATTCCTATCCCCTACTCAAGGAATAGACTTTTGAAATAATAGCTTTCCCTGTAACTATATAATGAATCAGAATTGGGGATACTCGGTTCTGGTTTATTGTGGGGGGATGTTGGGAGGGGGGACGGCTATACGCGGGGGTTTTCTGGTATATATATAGTGGGACAGGTTGGGGGTAAAGATGTAGGAAACAAGGACTCAGGCTCAAGGACTCGGATTCAAGGACTCGTCACGTAAGGGTGGTGTGGATCTCGGTGGGATACGGTAGATATAATATGAATTATCTGGTTAATTAGATAGGGGACAACTTTTGTAATAAACTTGTTTTAAACACTTTTAAGCTATTCAATATACTTTATTAATATAATGTGCTATAAATTAAAAATAGTTTATTAAATTAATTACATAGCATAAAAAAAGCTACTTTATTAGAGTAGCTTCATACATTAAATAAAATTATTTTATTTATTCAATTAAACGTAACTGTTCAATAATAGCTGTTTGAATAGTTATAGTTAATTGAGAGCGTAATACTTTGCGTTCTGCATCAAAAATAAGTTTGTTTATTAAATAATATAGCTCATTTTTTTCTACATTATTTCCCTTGATTAAAACATTTTGTACTTCTTGCAACGTATCAAAATCATTAATTAAATCGTTTATATTAATGTATTCAGGTAGTACACTATGTTTGTCAACACAATCAACTAATGTCTCAAAATAAAAGTTGTCAGGGCTATACTTTGAGTCTGTAGCATCTACTAAATCATTAATTAAAGTATATTGAATAGCTTCTTTGATTGTAAAGAAATCTAAAATTAGTTTTTGGTATTTCATAGTTTTTAAGAATTAAGTTTATAAATTATTTTATTTATTTAATTAAACTTAACTGTTCAATAATAGCTGTTTGGATAGTTACGTCTAATTGATCACGTAATATATTGCGTTCTGCGTCAAAAATAATTTTATTCAATAAATAATGTAGCTCATTTTTTTCTACATCAGTTCCATTAATTAAAACATTTTGTACTTCTTTCAACGTATCGAAATCATTAATTAAATCGGCTATATCAATGTATTCAGGTTGTGTATGCCTGTCAACACACTCAATTAATGTCACAAAATAACAGTTGTCAGGGCTATACTTTGAGTCTATAGCATCTATGGGAATATTAATTACAGTTTTTTTTATAGCTTCTTTGGCTGCAAAGAAGTCTAAAATTAATTTTTGGTATTTCATAATAATAAGTTTTTAAATAAAAGTTAATAAATAAAAGTTAATAAATAAAAGTTAATAAATAAAAGTTAATAAATAAAAATATTGAAATAAAAGTTAAAAAGTTAAAAAGTTAAAAAGTTAAAAAGTTAAAAAGTTATTTCTGGTTTAATTGTGTTTTCAATATTATCAACAGTTGCACCAAAAGGCAATAAAAGGTCGTTAATAAAATTTTTGTATTGTTGAAATTTAGCTCTTTTTCTATTTTGTTGAAAAAACCCTGATTTGGCTAGATCTGATAAAAAAGAATTATCAACTTTTTGGTCTCTAAATTCCGTCCTTTTTCTTTTTGGTACAAAGTCAATATTATTTTGTCGGTAGTATTCAAATAATGTACTTTCCCAATCTAGATTAACGGTGTCATGGTTACTTTTTGCAGTTCCATTTTTTGGCGTTGCAAATAATAATAAGTCCAATTTTTTTTCTGTGGTTGTATTCTCAATAGTTTTCATGGTATAAAATTTTTATATAATAAATAATAAATAAATAAAAATTTTTTAACTTTTAGTTTTATTTCAGTATTTCAAAGAACACGCAAAACATCTATATCGTTTTGCTTTTACAAACATACAACTAAAAAAGTTATTTGCAACAATAAAAATAAAAAGTTATTAACATAATAAAATAATACTGCAAATACTAAAAATATGACAAATATCATAAATACTAAAAATATCATTGCGAGGACAGGATAGCGATAGCTAGGCGTTAGCTCGGCTAAAGTGGAGGAAGAGGAAAGGTAACCCGGGAGGAAGAGGTTAGGGAGGTCCGGGGGCCCACATAGCTCGGCTTGGAGGTCTCCCAAATATAGGAATCATAGGAATAGGAAGTACAGGAACCTAGGCCCCCCTGCGTAGCTCGGCTTGGGAAGAACCTATACCTTTATGCTATGCTATTTACTATATGCTTTGGTACTACCAGAATGCCTGTCTGGCATGCCTGGGGCTATCCCTGCAGTGCTTAAGTATGCTAGTAGCATAACTTATAGGGTGCAATGTACTTATAGCTATAGCAAGAGCGTTATAGCTATACGGCCGAGCCAACTTCCCTTTCCTCTTCCTCTTCCTGGACCATCTACAGGTACACACAACAAAGCCCCCTATAGTGAGGGCCTTGTGTTCCTAGTTAGTGATCTCTACTGCCTCGATGGATTTGATCTTGATCCAAGAGTGATAGCCTTCTCGGCCGGGTTTACTGTATGCCCATTCCTCTAATCCGATGTTTGTACATTCGGCCCAGTATATTTGGGCATCCCCTTGTTCCTCTTCGGATATGTCCCCGAACAGCAGGGGGTACTCCTTAGTGAACTTCTGAACCTTGATTTGTTGATCCTGCCAGTACCAGACCTGGATATCAGATTTATTTTCTGAAAGGATCTGGACCTTTCTCTGTTGGGGTACGGAATCCGGACCTTTAAATAATATTTTTTTTCGTGTTTCCATGTTGTGTTCCTTTTAGCTGATGCTTAATTTGGGCCGAGCTAGTATCTCTCTGTAGTATCCTCCTGTCGGTTTCTGAAATATCTGGATTATAAAGTCCTTGCTTCGGAATGCTCCTACTAGTTCCGATTCCGACTTAGCTTCCTTTGATGCCTTTATAATCCTAATCCCTGCTTCCCTTTCCGCTTTAGCCGATTCCCTTTTGAGCCTGGCTATGTTCCGGTGTTTAACGTATTGAGCCAGGAAGTTCGAATCCTTTAATTCGTCTGGGAAGGCAGCTAGTGCCTCCTGGTATGCTGATTCAGGGTCGGCTTTACTAGTTTTAACTTTTTGGCTTCCTGCTTTCCTACCTCGGGGTAGAGTTCCTAGGTTCATAGCACTGGTTCCTGGTTGAGTTCCAAAATCCAATAAATTTTTAAATTCCTTTTTTTCTAGTTCCATAATACTTATTATTTCGGGGTTTCCCCCATTATTGCATTATTGCAATTGCAAATATAATAAGGGGGATTGGGGGATGCAAGGTGAAATGCAATAACCTTTAAACTATTTTCCCTGTTGCCGGGGGACCGGGGGAATGAAGGAAAGGGGTTTAGCAAGGCAACCTTCACTTCCTCGACCGCTTCCGCTTCCTCGACCTGGTCCCTCGCTAGCTCTACTTCGGCATCGCAATAAGCTTAGCGGGAATCGGGATGAGTTCTTGGTCTTTGGCCTTATTGAATTCGTGGATTGCTTGGTTGCTAGTATGGTCCCGTGCTATTCTAGCTGCTCCTAGATTGTGAGGGGATAGGTCTGGGGTACCTTCTAGGTAGTGATCCATATTTGGGGATAATGACATATTCTCGAGGTGTTCTAAGATTTCTTTTTTGTTGAGATGTTCTTCCCTAACCGCTTCCGCATGTCCGACATGGACGGTAGCGAGGGCTTGGTTCATGATGGTGATGCTCTTGAATGAGGTCTCCGTTAATCGGATCTGGGAAGCGATGGCTGCATTTAGTTCCTTGATAAGGATCGCTGGGGCTCCTGGGGAACCTAGGATGCGGTTGCCGAGGTACGAGAGGAGTCGGTCCAGTTGACTGGAGGAAACGCCAAGCCTGTGGAGGGATGAACTGAACACCTTCAACCGTTCTTTCTCCAGGGTCTCTACCATATCACCATCATTGAGAAGGCTGGAAGCTAATCCATCTTTCAATCTACTATTGATCATATTGTCGGGGATATTGTACAGCAGCCCGAACTGGTAGGCCGATAAAGGGAGAGCTTCGGGTATCATACCTTTTAGGTAGCTACTAATCATGGCATCATATACTACTTTTCTAGCCCCTGTTCGGGCTAAGTTGGTGATACCTCTTGGTCTGGGAATTCTTTTTAAAGTGGGTGTATTCATAGGATTCTATTTAATGTGTTCCAGGTTCTCTTGAGGGTACTCCTCAGGTTATAACACCTCCCCTTTACCCGTAGAAAACGAGTACTGCAAATATATAACAATATATTCATGGGATGCAAACTTATTTTGCTTTTTCTTTTACTTCCTCTCAAAATAGTTTAAAAAAAGCCCAGGACTGCAATTATCCTGGGCCACATTGGAAACAAATAAAAAGGGATATCTTACTTATCAGCTGGGGTCATTCGAGCTAGGTAGTCTACTAATACTAGTTGGTATTCACTCATAGCTTGTAGGTAGGATATTTCAGGGGATGTTAGTAGTCTTAACATAATAGTCCTTTCATAAAAATGTCAGTGTGTAATCTTAATGCTTCATATACTTGGTTGTCCTCCATTTCCTTATGGATTTCTAGGATATAATCGTGGGAACCGGCTAGGTACCTAGCCTGTACTATAGCTAGGGAGGATGCGGGTGTTCTAGGCATCCCCTGCTTTAGGAATACCTCAAGGAGTTCTTTCTTTACCCTCTTAGTGAAGGCCTTGACAAATGCTGTGTTCTCAGCCTCTGTTAATTCATTAAACTTACTCATCATTTTATCCTCCTTTACTGTGGGTCTACTGTTACTGATGAGATAGCTACTAGGGGTATCTTGATTGTAGCTGCAACCATTTCCTTTTCGGGGTCCTCATAGAATAGGGTTGGGGGTTCTTCATCCCAATCTTTATATTCCTTAATAGTTGGATACTCTATAACAAGGTCTTCTTTAAATACTCCCCCTTGGAAATAGTGAGAGGGTGTCTCAATTTGCTGCCCATTCCTTAACTTTATGATTAGGTAGGGATCCCAGTCGCATGTGTGTTCTATGTCCCCAATCTTTTCAGCTAGGTCCATAGCCAGCATCATAGTCTGGGCATAATCCCGGATAACCTCCATCCTTTCGGCGTTGTCCTTTATGGAATCAAACTGGGTAAAGTCCCATTCCAGGCCCAGTATAGTATTTCCAAAATCTGATGGTTTTTGTACCTGTCCGTGGTAACTACCACGGATAATTAATTCTTTTTGCATAATAATCTCCTTTTATTTAATCGTTAAAAATATAAAACTTCCCATGAATATGTGGGTAGGTGCCCATATCAGCGAGTGCAAGTTCTTCTGGAGTTATCTCATTATCTGCCTCAAAGATAATAAGAGCGTTATCCCCGCAAGTATAAAGAAGTACCCTCCCGTGATCTTCGAGGTGATCCTTAACCAATTCCTCAATAGCCCCTTGAGCTTGATGGAGTGTTATAACTGATTCCCCATCATATAGGCTATCTTCAGAGGCCATCCTAAATGAGCCCTTATTGGTGTTAAACAGAATCTGGGTTTGGTTCTCATGGTGCCAGTGTACCAGTAATTCTTGCATTACCCCAGCAGCTATAAAAGCTACCTGCATTTCCCTTTCAGTTAATTCTTTTTGCATAATATTTCCCTTTATTTAATTAATAATGCAAATATAATAATAAGGATTTAAAGTAAAAAGGGGATTTGGGGATTTGGGATATTATCCCATCGAACCAATCCTGTTTACTTGGGTAATCTCTGTGGAGACCGTCTCTATAACGTGCTAAGGAAACTGCTGTTACTATTACTATGTTCATAGTTTTAATCTTTTGGATATGTGTTCTTTGTAATACTGGGCATCATAACCCCCAACCCTGGAGATTGCCCAAATCTCTTTTGTTTCCGATGGAGTTCGTTAAATTTCTTCTGAGATACTATCTGCATCTCCGTGTAGGAGGTTTTACTACTTATTACCCTAAAGCCCGCAACTCTTTCAGTAGAGCTACAGGCTGTACAGGTTTCAGTCTTTGGGAGAGCTTTTAATCGGCCCTCTGGAATTTCCTGGTGACAGTGTATACAAAGCATCTTAGTATGGTCCTGACATAAATACCCTATAATCTTCTGGGTAGGTTCTGTAATCCCCCATAAATTCCTGGTCAATGTAATAACATTTATTGGAGTCCGTAAGAAATCCTATTCTTAAATAAGTCCTTTCTCTAGCCTTCTTATTAGCCAGGTATATAGTTGCTGCTGGACCCCCATCGGCAAACCATGATTGGGTAGTAGCCAATACCATTTCGTATTCTCCCGATTCAAATAATCGGTCGAGTTCCATTAACATTACTACGGTTTTATCTGCGAGAACTCCTGGGCCTAACTCGTAGGTGGGTTCCTTATCAAAGCCATTTGGGATATCCATTTCCCAAAAATTCCCAAAGCCTTGGGATAAACAGATTCCCATAAACATTTTTAATTGGTACCCCATCTTGGGGGCCGGAATTTCTTCTTTTTGCATAATATTTCCTTTTATTTAATTAATAATGCAAATATAATAATAAGGATTTAAAGTAAAAAGGGGATTTGGGGATTAATCACTTCCCAACTCGCTCATATCCGCAACAATCCCAATCGAACCAATCTATCCCCGTATGGATAAATCCAAAGATAGCTAGCCCCATAACAGAATCTGCTACTATAGGGGTTACGTATTCGTCCTGGAGTTCCTGTAAGATACCATCGTCGTCAGCCATGGATGTGTGTACTAGGCTATCTAAGTTGATACCCCACTGGAGTATCGCCCTACCCAGGTTGTCGGGATAACTTGCTCCCCTCAAGAGGGTCTCTTTCTGGGCTTTCAATTCTTGGGCAAATCTAGTACGGGGCCATGTATATCCTCCAAAGGAGTTGGGTGTTACAGTGGGCTCTCCACTAAGTACTAAAGAACTATAGGAGTCTAACAATGCTAGCCTACCTAATGCTGTAAAATCAATGTTCTCTTTATTCATGCTTTCCATTTTTTAAGGTTTTTTCTGTGTTCATGGGGGGTGACCTCCCTCTCTATCCAAGTCCCACTTGTATGGGGGACTGGTACTAGTTCAAAGAACCTACCCTCTCGGGCTTTGTTAATCTTGTCAAGGGATGCTTGGGCTATCTCCTTGTTGGATTTTTTGCTATTTCCTCTATATAAGGGGTTATTCAGGTTTACGTTGTGACTTAATGACTTTTCCATTATCTTTCCTCAATTTTATATTTTCTATGGTATTTTGAATATAGGAATCCCATCGAACCAATCCCTATGGAATCTCTATCCAGTAAGTAAACCCTACCCAGTAACTGGGCCTGGGCTCTTTGGGTTCTTTCGAGATTTTCTACTTTTTCCCCCAGTTCAACTACCCGGGCTTTAAGGGCATCCTGCGTTAGCTCGGGGTATAGGGACTTACCCTTATAAGAGTTATGTCCTATGATTGCTGTAGCACCCATTACTGCAAACAGTACCAAAGTAAATACCCCAAGCCAGATGTATATGTTGATTATCCACTTCATTAATCTAGGCCTAAAGCATCCATTATAGCTAAACCTAAATCCTCTACTCCGGGTTCCAGGTCCCGGAAGCTTCTTATATCCCCCAGACTTTCCAGGTACAGATTGTACAACGTTTCTAAAGCATCAGCCGATAAGTCCAGGTTTGATTCATAGAATGGGCCCGGTACTCCGTTGGATTTATACTGATCCATCCAGCGCTGTAGCCTACCTGAAGTGATAGTACTTTCTACATCCTCAATACGGGCTAGTATCTCAACTGAAGATTGGTCCTGGGGTATAGGTCCTAGTAGGTGGTCCATGGAAAATCCATTTAGAATAGCGTCAGGGTTTAATACCTCTATTACTCTAACAAAGGCTGAGATAATAGCCTCGGGTCCTGGTCCTTGCTTACTAGCAGGCACCTTTATCTCTATCAATAGAGAGTCTGCCCAGTTTAGCGGGTCCCTGAAAAATATGAGCCCTCCACATAACTCATGGAGAAAACTCTCTATTACGGGTAAGTCTGCTGACTCAGCTAGAATTTCCCATAAATCACATTGTACTGCTTGGAGCCTCTGTACCTGTTGGTCCCTAGTGCTGTTTGCTCCTGGGCCTACCGTTTTAGTGTTTCTTGGCATAATAATTTCCTTTTATTTAATTAATAATGCAAATATAATAAGGGGGATTTAAAGTAAAAAGGGGAAATGCAAAATTGCATTATTTATTAATATGCATATATGCATCCCCAATACCCGTCTGGCATACCTAGGGTTATCCCTAATATGCTTAAGTATGCTGGGTGCATAACTTATAGGGTATAATATACTTAATAGAACTTATCTATATAGGATTGAATAAACTTATCCATACCCGTGTTCATGGAAGCTTCTTCTGGGACCTGTATAAACCGTATCTTAGTAAGTTTATACTTTAGTATCTTGCGATCCTTTGGGGGTCCCACGTACATAGCTATAAAGGGGACTCCTTTACGATCCATTGCTACTATATCTAGGTTCACTTGGGTGAATCCACGAACCGAGGGGGATAGCTTAACCCGGTAGTTCATCCGGACAGTTATCCCCCTCGATATAAGTTTAGCGTAGATAATGGACTTTAACTCGGTCGAATTCATCTACTCTTAGCTGGCTTAGCCATATCTACGCTGGGTGCTGTTTCTGGAACTAGGGGTGTAAACCTAGTTAGGAATTCATCCTGGGACATGATTTGGTTGGCTATTCGAAATAGTTGGATGTAATCCTTATCCCGGTTGTGACCCCTCTTAGCTGCAAAGATACCCTGGAGTCCAGCTATGGGTATGCCCTGGTGCTCTACATAGGTTCCTTCCTGGCTGGGGGTTATAAGGACATCAACCTGGATGCCCTCCATCATGAAGGATACTCGGGCCTCATCGGGGTATACTTGGGTAGGGGGGTGGGGTACGGGGTTAGCCTCCTTCAATTTAGCTAGGAGGACTATGTCCGCTTCTGTGGGGCCCTCTAGGATTAGGTTCAAGTCATGCAGGGATTCTATCTTTAATCCATGTAGCCTGAAAGCTAAGGAGCCAGTAATAATAAGTCTTCTACACCCCAGTATAGTTCTTAGGTGTTTGGTAATCTCAATGTGGTTCATACTTTTAATTTTTAATGGTTATTCGTAATCTCTTATAACAACCCCCCTCTGGTGGAAGGGTTTTCCATCGTCAGTCCAGGATTGGAACCTAACAGTTAGCATCTTGCCTAGGCAATCAGTTTCGAAGTTATCTAGGTACTCCCGCCTTACTTCCCGGGTACCCATAGGCCGTGCATTGAACTCTACCCCCGCCTTGGTTTCGCAGATAAAGATAGCAGTACCTATGTCACGGCCAGTAGCTTCTTCTACCCCGATTATTTTGAATTCCTCCTCCTCATAGTCTTTTACTTTAATTAACCCCCAGGACCTTTCTCCCGGTTCGTAAAGCCCGTTTGGATCCCTCCACATGGCCCCCTCGTACCCCTCTTTTCTGAATCTGGAGAAGAGGGCATCTAGCTCCCCCCAGTCATGGACCAGGTAAGTATGGGTTTTAACTATGGATGGCCCAGACATCTTGAGTATCCTAGTAAGGAACCTCTTCCGAGCTTTATATAGTAGCCCACTATTAATAATATCATACACTCGGTATTGTATTTCTAGGTTAGCGGGCTGGGACCTCTTCACCATGGATACTATCTGCTGTAAAGACCGATCATGGTGGTAGAGTTCCCCATCGTATTCCCACCCATCGGGTAGTACTGGTAGGTCCAAGAGTATGTGGTCTAGGTTACTTAAGGGTTTTCCATTCCTACTCCTCAGAGCTTTATGTGTACCATAGACTTTAGAGACTCCCCTCATACCATCAAACTTACGTTGGATATATCCAGGGAAGGTTATCTTATTAGTGTCCTTCTGGGCTAGCATTGGTAGCCATTCTCCATTGACATCTGTACCATAGAGACTGGAAAGGTACTGCCATAGCCCCACCTTTCCTAGTTCCTGTACTTGAGATAGGGGGATTATTTGATAACCCCTATCACCTAGCTTAGCTACCTTAGAATTAGCCATTAACTTGGCCTGTTCCCAGGGGCTGGTCTCATTAGCCCGGCCTACGTTCTTGGGGTAGATAGGTTCTATGTCTTCCTGGGTTGCCCCATCTAGTTGTCCCTTTCGGGTTATTAGTACTGCTCCATCCTCAACCTTTCGGGCAATTACCTCAAAGGATAGGATAGCCCCCCGCTTAGCTAATTTGTATAATGGAACCCTATACTCCATCTTTAAGATTCTTTACGGGGTAATCCTGCCAACCGGACATTAGGGTCTGGACCTGCATCTTGCCTTCTATATTAGCAACTGCTATAAGGCTACAGTGTTCACACATCCCAGTACTTATTGAGAACCCAAGTTCCAGGGTTTTAAAGATAGCTTCTGGGTTTATTGCTGCCTCACCGGGAGAACCTAGCTCTCGGTGGCATTCTGTACATAGGCTAGCCATTAGTCCCTATTCTCTTTACGATTTTGCTTCTGGGTCCTAGCTAAACTTCTGGAGAGTTTATTACTCTTAGTAAACTTAGAATGAGTTGGGGCCATCCTGAAAGAGGCTTTTGCCGCCCCACCCATTACAGCAGCTATTACACTAGAGATTCTGGCTCCATAGCCTGGGGTGTGTCCATTAGACAATTTGTACTTGTTAATCCTTACTACTTTTTCCATGTTTTTATTATTTATAATTAGTCCATAAATCTTCTGCGGAAGGGTCCCATACGTCCAGCCCCAAATCCTCTAAGTGTTCTTGAAATTCTTCCCATTCCTCCGTACTTTCCTTTTCGTCCTTGGACCAAGGTCTTTCCGAGGAGTAGGGGGATGCCCTTTGGGGGCTTCGGTATGCTCCTGGCCTATCGGCATCTTGGGGGGCTACTGGTAACCATTTACCGGGTTTAACTCCCTTTACGGGTGTTACACTATCCCATATCATGGTTACCCCAATGAGTATCATTCCTGTTAGTATAAACTTGCTAGTAAACCTCATATTTTTCCGGAGCTTATAGGTTGTAACTTGGCTAAGGACCTAGCTCCAATTATAGCGTTGTGCTGGTTCCGGGTGAAATTAGCTAATATGTAGACGTCATCCCGAGTACCGTGGACGGATTCTGCCACTAACTTGGATACTACATATATGGTGTCCCTAGCGGGTGGGGGTAAGCCTACCACTTTAGTGTACTGGGTCCCGGTAATATCTATTACTCGGTTATTTACTAGGACCTTGTCTAGTAATTGGGTTTTATATTCTACCCGAGCAATATCTCCACTGGGGGGTATCTCCAGCATTACTTCGGGTTCCACCTGTGCATAAACATATGAGGCGGGGTTCATGAAACGGATAATGTGGGGGGTACAGTTAACCAGGCTCAGCTCTCTTAGAACTTTATCTTTATATGGATTCGACATGGTTAATAGTTTAGTAAATAGTCCAGTACTGCAAAATCCAATTGGTCAGTTCTCCGCCCCATTAGGCTACCGCTATTGTGATTAAGCTGATAGTTCAAGGCATTATAGACTAGCCAATCAGTGGGGGCTAGGTCATATTCTTGTATCTCCAGAATAGCCCTTTCTATGGCATACTGGGTTAGAGTATTTGGGAACCCTACTTCCTGGGCAACATCTGTTATCCTCTTTTCTATGTTGTTTACTTTGTAACCTTGCAAGTCCCGTAGGTTCTCGGTTGCCTCCTCAAAGTATTTTTCTAGGAACTCATTAAGTAACTCGATGGACTTAGCAGCAGCCATCCCATCTTCCACCTGAGGAGTATGGAGCATCCGGATAACCTTAGAGTCTGATACTACGGTCATCTTATTGGTACATACTTCCCGAAGCAATTGGATAGAGAAAGAAAATCTCCTTGACCCATTATAGGAATTAACAATGGATATTGCTGGGTAGATTACATCTTTCTTTCCCTTACCCATAAATTGTGGGTTATCCACAAAGGAGTAATTCATCGTAAACTGGACATCTTGGAAGTTAGCCCCCGAGGGTTCTACGGATAGGCCCCTAGTTTTAAACTCTTCCATAAAGGAGTTATGTATCTCATGGTTGGGGAGTAACCCATAATCTTTAGAACAGAAGTGCAGTATCTGCCCCTTAGCTACGATGGCGTGGCTAATACCCGACCTGGGACTCAGGGGGTCTTTAATCAGTTCCTTAACCGGGGTTTTATCAACCCCAAAAAATAATTTTTTCATAATAATTTCCTTTTATTTAATTAATAATGCAAATATAATAATAAGGATTTAAAGTAAAAAGGGGAAAGGGGAAAGGGGGATTATTCCACCCTTTCGAACTCATACTGGCCCTTTACTATATTGTTTATAGCTTTCCCAATACTGGGAGCACTAATCAAGGCTATATAGATTCCTTCTTCTACCTTAAAGTATTTATAGGTGCCACCTCTTTTGAATACCACAGTAAGCTCTCCCAGACTTGCGTCGTAGGAGAGGGAGTGGATTCGGCTACTGTTTTCAGTTAAAAATGTTTTAGCCATTAGTTTAAATTTTCTAAATGTGAGTTTTTTGAGTTTAATAACTGGGTTCCCAAGTAAAGGATCCGATAATGGTCATCGTATGCTGTCCCCAATATAGCTTCCTCTTCTTCGGGGGGTAGCATATCCCCGATAGTGTTACAAATCAAATATACTAAGGCCGGGGGTAACTCATCCAGAGTTTGGGGATTTTCCTGAACCCTTTCCAACATAGTTAGAGCAGTAAATATTTCACTGTCCATATCATCGTCTTTAGGAACCTTATACCCCCGGTCTGCTAGGAAGGCCTTTACTTCAGGCTTATCCCGGTAAGCATCCAATATACGGTCACTTAACGGGGGGATAATACTGGCAATCAGAGCCTGAGCCCCGGAGGTTAGTTCAACCATTCTTCTCCTTTTCTGAGTGTGCTAGGCCCTCTTTTAAGCGTAATTCATCTTGGATTTGTTGGATAGTCCTATCCTTCTCATACATATCAGGTAGTAGGCTGGCCATAGGAAAATCTATGGAAGGAGGGCTAGCCCGAACTACATCACTTAACCACCTTTTATACAACCTGGTGGGAGCAGTTTGGGAGTCCTTTTTAAGAGCTTCCATGGTTAACCTAAACTGAGCCCTCTCATCATGCTGCATGTAGTGGGGGAACTTAACCTTAAACTTAACGGGGATCTTAATGGAGGATTCTATCGACCCCTCTAATTTAGCGGTATGGATAATCTCATCCCCCGAGAATATGATAACCTTACTATCCCTGAAGCCGATTAATAGACTTAGGTCATAGCGGTTATTTAGGGGGTTCTTAGCCTGCTTTAGTAAACGTACTAACCATTTGTAACGCTTACGGTAGGAAGCCTTGACTGCTAGGGGATTACCCAAATCCTCCAAGTACTCGAGAGTAGTGAAGGTGAAGTCAAGTTCTCTTAGAGATTTAACCAACTCAGCTGCATCCATATCGGGGGTGATCATTGCAATTAAATCCTCCCTAAAATTGGGGGCTGAACTAGATAGTTTCTTTCTGCCTCGCTTCCCTTTTGGGGTCTCCAGGGGTAACTGGCCTTGGAGCTTTTGGAGGTATTCTAAACACAAAGGGATATCTTCCTTAGTAAAAAGGGAGAACTCCACCCGGATGGGGCCTTCATGGGTACTGCCGGGACCCTTTGTAAATTCTGGGCCTTGAGTAACCAACCTATCGCTCAGCATATTAAAGTCTGGGTCGTATAGCTGGATTCTCATCTTCTGTTCAATTTGAGCCATGGTACTTATATTACGAAACTAGCCCCCTGTAATTGGGGGGGGCTAGCTCAGGGTGAATACTTTATTCTTTGTTCCGACGGGCTCTTTTTTCTTTTTTTGAGACCTCTTCGGGGGCAGTAGCTGCATCAGCTTCGGGGGCTTTTGCTTCAACCTTTTCAGCTTTTTCAGCTTTGGGTGTTTTTTCTTTCTTAGCAACTGGGACCTTAGCCTCAAAGAAAGTAGGATCGAAAGGTACGTCCTTTGCAAGGATTCCTTGTTTTTTGGCTTCCTTACGAGCATGAGTTCTCCAACGTTTGGTTTCTTTTGCATCGGGCATTCTCATTTCTCCGGTTTCTTTATCCTTGATTTCGGAGTAACCATAGGAACCACCACCACCACGGGTTTTAGCTGGTTTCAATTCGACCAATACTGCTTGGCTGGCTTCCAGGGCAACCTGTGCATCCGTTACAGCAGTTTCTTTTGCTGTAAACTCAGCAGCCAATTTCTCATCTTTGATTTCTTCCAAAGACTGGACTTTGTTGGTTCTTTTGAACTTTCTCAGTTCAGCTTTTGCTTCCGATACAGCAACCTTAGCGGTTTTTGAAACTTCAAGAGCAGTAGAATAATCTACTTCGGGGGTTGTTTTTTCTTCTGACATGGTAATAAAGTTATTTAGTTATTAATAATATAAAAAGCCATTTCTGGCATGGTTTCTCTTTCTTAAGCTATTTAATTTCAAATATTTTGCCGGGGATAATCTCTGTGACCAAAGTAGTAATCCCCTGATATTTATCTTTTAATAAGTCCTGTAAATCTTCTGGTTCAATGTTGTGGTAATAGACTATTTTATCATCACCTAAGTGAACTATGTAAATTCTGTTTAAGGTACCATGGTTACTGAGTACATGTTCGTAAAACTTAAGTTGTTTTATAACAGCATCCATTTCAACCTTGTTAGATGTAGCATTCTTAGCTGCAGTTTTTTCCTGTATATGGGCAAGCCTACCTAGTAGTGATCTTACCTTATCCTTATATAATATATATTTTCCCATTACCTTATTAAATAATTTATTGCAAAATTAATATAAGAGATCCTATGTTGCAAGGAGAATTTTGGGAATTGGGGTTTTTTATGCATATATATATAATAAGGGGGGATTTCTATAAAACGGGGTAGGATCATCCCCCACCCCGGTTCTTTTCATTAAAAAGGATTACTCTATTTCAAGAGCTTTGGCGATAGCCTTACGTAACTTGGCATCCTTTGGGTAATCGTCTGGATCGATGTCTAAGTCCTCATCATCGATGATTTCCTCGAGCTCTTCCCGATCCATTTCTTCTAGTTCATCTAAGGTTTATTCTTCAATCACCTCTTCTCCTTCTTTGGGGCCGTTTTTGGAAGGGTTTTCTTTTTTTCCTCTTCCTCTTCCTCTTCCTCTGCCTCTTCCTCTTCCTCTTCCTCTTCCTCTTCCTCTTCCTCTTCCTCTTCCTC